GTCACGGCGATTGAAAAAGATAAAGTTGCCGAATTAAAAGCTGCGGCTGCTGCTAAATTGCAATCAATCGAGGATATAGAATAACATTATCCGCCGCTGGTGGTGTGGGATTCTAACCAACAATTCATCAAAGGTTAATTCATATGGCTTTGGCAGCAGAGCAAGCAAATGAGGAAGAAACCGAAACGATTAATGGTTCGCCATGGGCAGGGCTTGAAAGAAGGGAGGTCCGTCGTCGCTATATCCCGGACCGTCGCGCGGCTGAAAGGCGTAAGCGCTATTGGTGGTCGGTTGTATTTCCGATTATTCTTGGTGCTTGTTTAACAGCGGTCATATCTTGGGGGGCATATGTCACCCATGTGACCTATTCAATTTCAGCAAATTACGAAAAAACCTTTGTCCATCATATTGAGGCCCAGGCGGATAAAAACGCTTTGGTAGAACATAAACTGGAATTGATTAAAAAGGATTACACCGGGGGGATAAACGCAATTAGAAAGGATATGACCACCGGATTTTCAGAAATACGAAATATTCAAAACGCGATGTATCGTTTATTATTGGTTCGTGAAAGGGACCGTTCGGAGTCGGGGGAAAATTGAGTAGATGACTGATTTTCGTATTTTCGTAAAGTTGTTGGTCGTAATGACAGTTGTTTCTATTGGTACCATGGCGATTACGGCGGGATTTGGCTATGTCTATGCGCTGCGTGGTCGTGAGCATGTTCTAATCCAGGTGGCGGCTCGCTATCAGCAAGCAATTCTTTCAGTTTTAAAAACATATGAATTCCATTCGAAAGAACATCCTTTTGAAACAGAGTTATCCGTCCCGGACACCGCTTTAAATGCAACAATACATTTGGTTCAGCATATAGCCAGTGCCAAAGGGCCGCGGGGGGATATTGAACTTCCCCTGGCTATACTGCGTGGCAAAACCATTCATTACATTACCCACCAGCCGGACGCAAATAAAAACAAAATAAGACTGGGATCCCATTTGGCCGTTGCCATGCAGTTAGCCTTACAGGGTAAAACCGGTACGATTCGCGGATTGGATTACCAGGGTTATAAAGTGATTGCGGCTTATGCATCGGTTGGGGAAACCGGTATGGGCGTGGTTGCTAAAAGTCGAATATCCGGAATTAGCTTTCGGTTTTTAAAAGGCATCGGGATTGCAACGATTCCGGTTTTCATATTGGTTTTTTTTGGCGTGTTTTATTTTTCAAAGATAACAAATTATATAATCAAGACGTTGCAAAAAGATAATGCGCGGTATCGGCAACTGGCCAAAGAAATAAAAATTACAAATAAGAAATTAGCCGAAAACGAGCAGCAGCTTCAATGTTTTTTCGATGCCACCTTTGAAGGCTTTGCTATAACGGAAAACGGGATATTTTTGAATTTAAATAATGCTTTTGCCGAAATGGTTGGCTATAAAGTCAAAGAACTCATCGGTAAATCAATTGCAGTTTTGGTATATCCCGATGATCTGAAAATAGTCAGGGAAAATATTAGAAGCCATTCTACCGAAAAATATGAATTGCGCGTGACGCACAAAAAAGGCCATATCGTTTATATTAAAGTTCGTGCTCAAATGGCGGATTTACAAGGGCGCGAGGTTCGCATTACCATGGTACACGATTTGACCGAACAAAAAAAAAGTGTTGCAGCTTTAAAAGAATTACAGGCCCGCGAGCAACATGCTTCGAAAATGGAGGCGATCGGAAATTTTGCCAGTGGGATTGCCCATGATTTGAACAACTCATTTACCCCGATTTTAGGTTGTTGTGAACTGCTTCTGATTAAGTTGAAAGAAAATGACCCCAGGCGTGAAAATGTTTTAACCATATTAAGTGCCGTGGAAACGGCTTCATCCCTTGTTGGGCGAATTCAATCATTTACCCGCCAGGAAGCGGACCCATGGGCGGTAACCCCATTGAGATTAAATGAATGTCTTGACGAGGCCTTTAAATTTTTAAGATCGATGACCCCTACGTCGGTCATTATAGAAATGGAAGTTGAGAAAAATTTAGACCTGGTATTGATAACCGATATTGCCGTACGGCAAATATTAATGAACCTGGTTAAAAATTCAACCCATGCCATGGTGAATAAAGAGGGTCGGATCAATATCGAAGTAAGCAATGAAACCATACTGGTTGAACGATATGGGATAGCGCCTGGACGATATGTCAAGATTGAAGTTGAGGACAACGGTTGCGGAATGTCCGAGACAATCCTAGAGCGAGCCCTGGATCCGTATTACACAACCAAAAAGGACCAGGGTGGATCCGGCCTGGGGTTGTCGATTGTCAGTGGAATCGTGAAAAACTATGGGGGATTGATTTTTTTGGAAAGTGAAGAAGACCTGGGGACAAAGATAACAATTCACATGCCGGCCGCAATAGAGAACACCGGGACAAAAGGTTATGCTGAAAAACAAGCGCCAATTACCATGGGAAACGGCCAGCGGGTTTTGTTTGTCGATGACGAAGAAGGCATTACAGATGTAGCAAGCCAGATCCTTGATTCTTTAAATTATGACGTGGACGTTTTTAATGACAGCCTTGCGGCTTTGCGGATATTTTCGCAAAACCCCACCGCGTACGATGTTCTTATAACCGATATGACAATGCCCGATATGTCCGGAATTAGTTTGATTCAAGAGATTAAAGCAATAAACCCTGAAATCAAAGTGGTTTTAATTTCAGGGCTTGGGACCAATGGTAGGTACAGTGCTGATTTATTCAGCAACTTAATCAACGTTTACTTGCAAAAGCCAGCTACCAGGCAGCAATATGCGGAAGCATTAGAGACGGTTTTTAAGGATTAGAATCTTTGCTTCCCTTGCGCTTTAGTTCCTTTTCTGTATTCGTGCTTATCTTCCTCAATTCTTCTATAATAACTCATATCCTTTTTGTATTCTTGGATCCGCGATTCCATTCGGCCCTTTAATTTCCTGAAATATAAAAAGTAAAACCCAAGTGTTCTTTCGAATTCTTGTACCCCATCAACATATTGATCCATAAAGCCATAAGCGTCACCGAAGTTTTCACAGGACTTTATTTGGTTTTTCATGGTTTCGATTTTTTGAATTTCGATCTGGATGTCAATGTATAATTTCGCTGAGGTTTTATCCACGATGGTTCCACCCCCCTTTTTTTCCTACCGAATTGGATATCTTAGTTTTAGCCCCACACAGTCGCCGGCTTTGGTCCCTTTCTTGGGATTGTCTTTTTCAACTATCAGTCTTACAAGAAATTTGATTTCGGGATCCCACCCCATATCGATTAGCGGCGCCCATTCGTCGGCTAATTTCACGTTATGGGAATTGGGGACATACCCGATCATAATTTTTTTGCCGGTTTTTTTCAGAACGTGATAAATCCGGATTGCGTTTTTGTCATGCTCGTTGGTGGGCTCGCGCTCGAGCACGAACGTGGCCCCAGGGCCAATATATTTCCGGATCCATTCCATCCGGGAAATTTTCATTCCTTTGTTTGTATAGTGAGTGCCAGCTACGTTGAAACTTCTATAGTTTCGCATGGCTTTCAACCTCCCTTATTTTTTTTAAAGTATCTTGCCAGCTTGTAAATCTAATGGCGCGATCGTCGTCGGAATCAACTGTCAAGGTAATGTTTTCCGATAAATGCGGTCGAAAACCAAAGAAGGTATAATCTTTAATATATATAAATGCTTGAGGTTTTACATTTGTAATTTCAGGTGACCAGCCGCTAAAATGCTCTAATATCCATAACTTTATTTCAGGCAAATTAAACCGAGCGGTAAAGATTACGATTTTGTATTTTTTCTTTAACTGTGTAATTGCTTTGATTGCACCCGGCATAGGTGGGTCATAGATTGGTCCTTCACCCCACCCTTGAGAATATCGATGAATGACATAATCGAAATCAATCGCTATGGTTTTTTTTGTTCATGTGCCATCCTTTCAATGTTTTTTGCATAATTCATCCCTTTTTAATCCATGTTGTACTATTGGTTGGTTGCAGATCATTTAATGACGGGCATTTGAGAAGGTCGTTTTTTTTAACCTCCGGGTTAATATTTTTTCATTAAAACCAACCCACCATTTCGGCTAGGCGCTCTAATTTAATGCAATCGTCACAGCCGGAAAGCGCTGTTGGCGGCTCTGCTTGTTCCATGATGATTTTAGCTTTGCCTAAGAGCTTATCGACCATACCGGCTTCTTGTTTAATCTTTAGGGTGTGCGCGGAAAACGTCATGTTAAATCCACCGGTGGTATATTTATCGATTGGCCATGTTATATCGGCTTTGTTTGGCGGACCGGTTATCGGCTCGAAATAAATCAGGTACAGGCCCTCAACGGCACGTTCGCTGAGTGACGCCTGGATCCAGGCATATATGTTGAGTTGCGCGGAATACAGTGGCAGCAGCTTGTCTTGAGTTTTTGTGAATTTGGCCGTTTTGTAATCTGGAATGACCAGGGTCCCGTTGATGTTTTCAAAAAGATCATCCATAACCCCGGACACTGTGACCCCGGTTGTTCGATCAGTCCGCATAAACCTTGACCAATGAGGGACCTTCAAATATTTTAAGACGTTTTTGAATTCGGGCAGCCAGGGCGGTGCATGGTTGTAATGATCGAATGAGGCATGAACAATCTTTTTAGTATAGCTGTCTATAGATGAAAAAATACCGGCGAAAATTTGAAAGGGCAGCGTTTTCGCGCGCTGCCGAATCCAAAAGCAGCGCGGGCAAGCATTAGGCATGTTCAGGGCGCCTAAGGCTTTGGCGCCAATTTTGATTTGATCCGTCATTTGAATTCTCCTTTTTTAAGTTTGTTTCCAGTATTTTATTTCTGCTTTTTGCCGTGCTGTTTTTGCGTCGGCGAGTGATATAAAATATCCAAGAAATTTATATTTTCCGTTTACTCCGATTCCGACTCTAAATTTTCCTTTTTCTTTACCAACTCCTTTCACGCCCGTCGTGTTGCTTTTGTAAATTCTCGAATTCCGTGCCTGTTGTGTCATAGTAGCCCATCTGCAGTTTTCTTTTTCGTAGTTGCCATTATTATTAATTCGATCCAGCGTTAAACCTTTGGGACGATCTCCCATGTCGGCAAAAAAGTTTTCAAACCTCATCCATTCCTTGCAGATTTTTATGCCCCTGCCACCATAATATTTGTAATTTGGATGTTTGGGATTCGTACACCGTTGAATCATTATGGCCCATGTTATATACACAGGCTTTTCGGAAAGACCATGGGTGGTATGTGACTTTATGAGAAGTTCTTTTCTTAGACAACCACACGATCGTAAACGTTTCGCTATTAACCGCCCGCTATATGCTATAATGGTTCGCCCACAATCACACTCACATTTCCACAATGCATTTCTGTTTTTTGCTATTCTTGCAAAAGCAATAACTTTTAACCTTCCGAATCGTTTATTCGACAGATCCTTTCTCACCATTTAAAATTTCCTTTTCAGGGTTTGCTTTAATCTGCATATCTCTCAGTTTTTGGTTTATTTCGATTTTACGCTCGAAAATAGATACTTTGTTTAAATTGAATTTGTGAATATCCGCCAAGCCAATGCGTATTAGGCGCCAATTTTTAGCGCCCAGTTTATTTAGCCAAGCTTCAAATTCATCATCGGCTATTGTATTAATAGGACTTCGCACTATTTTATATTCATACGGCATTATTTATCACCTCGGGCAAAGAATTTCGCGTCTCATCTATCACCAGCCTTTGGCGCTGGAGGCAGTGGCATCCATTTTGTCGGTTCCCAGTCATGGTAAAGGGTAAATGTCCCGGGGACGCATAGGGTCCAATATTGCTCTAATGCCATCCAGCGTACAGTCGCCATAACGCCATCCTTAAACCCTAAGATATTGGTCCCATCGGTTGGTGCCGATTGCATGTTACGCCATAGTGACCGTTGATTGGCGGCTTCCGACATCAAGGTAAGTTTGTCGATTGCAAGATCTAATTTATCTAAAACGCTTTTGTTCATAGTCCCCCCACAGATTGTTTCCATTAATTCCATTATTAAAGTCCCCAGTCTAAAAGTATTTGGCCAAAAAACGGCATGACAAAGGGTTGTAGGCAAACACCGACAAACCCCCAGGCAGTGGCCAGTAAGATTGTTTTAAGTTTCATTTGAGTCCCCCTCTGGAATAATTACTTGATCGATGCAATCGTCACAATAAACCAGCATGTAGTTTCTATTTTTTTTCGGCCAAAGCATCAATGGGACTTCATCGTCACCGAGAGCGCGGCCGCAGCGTGAACAAATATCTTCTGATGTTATGTAATACAGATGATCGGTTTCTAAGATCTTAAATTTCACTGGTAATGCTTTTTGATTTCTTTAGCCGTGGTTGAAGCGTAAAACGTTTGAAGGGACCTTAGTGTGTCTAAACAATGCATAAGGGTCCCGGTCCCATGACCATCGTCCTGGATCTTAATCAACTCATCGATTGCCTTTTGAACGCGCCGCTCTTGTCTGATCATTTTTATCCCTTCAATGCGTTATCGTCGGTTTACCGGTCAGCCGTTCAATCTCAGACTTGAACCAATGGGGATCCGCATTATCTTTTGACAGGTGAATCAAATGGATCTCATAAACCTGGCTCAAGTCATTGGCGCCAAGGAAGCGCTTAACATTTTCTAAACTGAAATGTGATTTGTAAATTCGCTTTTTAAGTTCCGGGTGGATTGCCGGCGCTAAAGTTTCCTTGCTATAATTACATTCAACCGCAATAAAATTTAATCCGGTGAATTTATTTTTCAGATAAAATGTATCGGTGGCGAATAACAGTTTGTCGGTACCATCAGAAATTAAAAATCCAACAGAACCAGGGCAATCATGTTGAGTGGGAAAAGGGATAATCGAGAAACGATTAGTTTCATATTGTTTGAGCGGTTCGATAACCTGTAAATGGTGACCGTTAAACTTGAGCGCATGGGCGGTTGGTTGCGTCATCATACAATCAACCCCGAATTTGGCAATATCATGTACCGCTTTGGAATGATCGCCGTGTGAGTGGCTTACCAGGGCACCGGCCACACTAAATAGGCTATAGTTTAGGGCGTGTTTTATTTTTCGGATAGGGATCCCGGGGTCGATGATCAGCGACTCATCGCCGCTGATCACCTGGTAAAGATTTCCGGCCGATCCGGACGCGTGAACAATAAATTGCATATTTAAAATCCTGGACCTGGACCATGTTCTTCGGCTTCGGCTAATTCAGCGTCTAATATTTCCTGTTTTTCCGCCGCGGTTAAAGGCTCAAGGGCATCGGGGTCCATTGCTTTTTCGGGTTCCTGTTCAGGCTCGGGTTTTGTGATTGGCGCGGTTTCTTTTTTGGGTCGCCCGCGTTTCTTTTTTTCAACAGGTTTGATGTCGATCACTTCGCCGGCATTGGCTTTCTCGTCCACTTCCTCTTGGACTTCGGCTTGCGCGGCCAGATCATCGGTTTTGACAATTGAATTAATCACCAGATTGGAATCCGAGCTGGATCCGATAATATGTTTGGCCAGGCGATTGGTTACGGTTTTTTTGGCCATTTCCGCGGTGAACTTGCCATGGGTGGTATTGGCCTTGATGGATCCCGAATCAGTAATGGGTTTCATTTTCGACTGGGACCAGGCGGCTTTGATTTGATCCATGGTCATTAACTCGGTCCGGCTGGCAACCCCTTCTTTGTCGACTGCGATTGCATAGGCCGCGACAATTTTCCCACCGTCGATATTTTCCAGGGTTTGTTCATGGGATATGATGTTTCGTTGCCCCAGGACGATGTTATAAACAACCTTATCATCCTCGTAAACAACCTCAGAATAGATATCCTGTAATTCCGGGTTCACCCGTAAACAGATTGCTTTGTTTCCCAGGTATGAACGCATTAAGGTCAGGTCTCTACCAAAAACTACAAAATAACATTGGGATTTACTCGGATTTAACCCCTGGATCACCATGTTTAGCAGCGCATTAGCGACTGATGATTTAGTGCAAACATCGAGGGCTGGACGTTTATCTTTATCAACAACGCTTTGCAGTGTAAGCCAAGCACTTTTAAGTGCGTTGGCCGCGGAGAAATTTGGGGGTAGATCTAGTTCGTCTTTTTTTTGGAATGTCTGAATCTTTTTTAAAACAAAATCAACCGTCTCCTCTTTAAGTGTCATTAAATCCGATCTTTTTTTAGATTGATTTTTAGTCATTTTTAGTCTCCTTGTTCTTTTGTGAAGTGTTTGGTGATAACCCCAATCTTGGCATGCAACCAGATTGGTATTGACATTATTGTCTTTAACCTCGTCAAAATGATGTACACATTCAGTTTTTTTTAATGGCCGGCCAATAGCCTTTTCAACGATTAATCTATGTTCCTGGATATATTTATTGCTGTTTGACGCAGGATGATTAGGATAATAAATTAAAATATAACCATGGATATCTTTTTTTCGGCCGTTTTTCCAATTGGGGTTATTGGCCCCCGCCCTGTTACGCCCCCTGTGGATACTGTTTTCTCTGTTTAAACATCCGCAAGATTTCGTTCGGCCACTATATAGGTTGTAATATTCTACAGTGGACAAATTCCCACAATCGCATTTACACAGGACAAATTTCCTTTTACGATTACCTATAACGCGTTGGGTTAGTTGAAGGACTGTTAATCTTTCAATTTTTTGGTTCTTTTTTATCATTTTTTAGTCGTTTTCGACCCTGAGTGATTTGTCAGATTTACTAACAAATAATCTGATTTGTTGGGCTTCGGTTTCAAATAAACGGGTAACCGCTTCCGAATTATCGATAAAACAAGGCAGCGATATCCCATAGTATTCAGAAAGGGTGTTGCAGATATCCAGGCCGATATTGATCCGAGCGCCGTTATTCATGGAATTATATGGCACCCCTTCAAAGGTGGTGTCACAGCATTCTTCCAGGCCGCCGTTGATGTTTTCGACAAACAGCCTAAAAGAGGCGTGTAAAAACTTTTGGTTAATCTTTATTTCAAGCATATCCACTTTGGTTCGAATGAAGGTTTCAATAATAAAAAGCTCGGATTCAAGTTTTTCATATTCAGCCGCCAGGGCGCGTTCATTTTCTTTGTGTTTTATTATGCGTTTATCAATTCGTAGATTGGCTTCGATTTGTAGCTGGTTTCTTTCAAAAAGAGAAATCATCGTTTTAATTCTATCCAGGTCACCTTCCGCGGCCAAAAGGGTTTCGTAAGTGCCGGCACGCAGCCCATTAATATCCAACCCAATGACATCTTCTTGGGATATTAAATCGTCTAAAATCAAATCCGGGGGAAGGGTGATATTGGCCTTTTCGTGACGTGCTTTACAATCATCTTCTTGGGCTTCGGCTACGTCCTGGATTTCAGCCCGTTTTTTGATTTCCACATCCATAGCAACAATCATTTCATTGATAGCGGTGATATCTTTTATAAGCGTGTTTAGTTTCAAAGTTGTTTTTTTGCCCTTTTCGGATATGGCGGTCAGGTCCTTTGCTTTTGATTGGTTGAAGGCTTCCAGCGCCAGGCGCGAGGCTTCTTCAATTTTATCAGCTGGTAGTTTTTGACCACAGGCAGGGCACGTATTGGATCCGGGGGGAAGGGGTGTGAATTCTTTTTCGTTGATTTTAAACCAGGATCTACGAAGTTGCTTTTGGGTAAGCTCGAGTTCGGCAACGTCCTCTGACAATTCCTTTTTTCTTTTTATTTTGTCGGTTTGTCTAATAACGATCTGTTCGGTTGCGCGGGCAGCTTCGATTGAAGCATCTTCAAATCTTGCGCGTTCTTTTCGTTGGCTTGCCAACCGATCGTTTTTTTGAACTTCCATTGCATTTTTATAGGCTAAAATCTCGGCTTGTTTTTCATATAATTCTATTTCTTTTTCCGCGATCCCGCCGCCGCTGTTTGTATTGGCGATTACCTTTTCAGCCTTTTCTTTTCTGATTGTGTACAGTTTAAGTTTTTCATTAATTTCTTTCAATGAATCAGCGACTTCAATTTTCGATTCATTGGCCTCATTTATTCGTACCGGAATTTTTTCCAGTTCTTTGTTGATTTTAGCGCGACGGGCAGCGATTATTTTCTTTTGATCATCAATTTTATGATCACCCAAGATATTAGGTAGGGTATCCAAAGCGCTGTTTGTCGCGATCACATCCGCGTCAGGGATATCACCACACACTTGCAATAAAAGAGCCCGGCGCTTAGTCCAGTGCAAAACCTCATTGAAATAGCGGGGGTTGGTTAAAAGTTTGAAATTTTCTTCATTGCAAATCGCATCAACCGCGAAGCCAAATTCTTTCTGTTTACAAGGGACCCCGTTTACCTGATGATCGACCGTGTGACCAGTGAATGTTTTTTGCGCTTCGCCGCGCCGTTTTGTGTATTTTTCCAAGTAGGTTTTTTTTAACGTTATTTCGCTTTGCCCGGTATCCAAAACAGCTTCAACCGAATATTCTAGTCCGTGGACTACCGCACCGTTTTTTGTAAGAGTTTTTATTTCAAAAACAGCGCTGTTTAGCGAGTCCTTGCCGAACAACAGCCATGAAAAGGCATCGAAGACAGTTGTCTTGCCAGTGGCATTGTCGCCGTAAATTGAAATTCCATTATTAAAGTTGGCAATTTCAAATGATGGAATACCTTTAAAGTTTAACAGTTTAAGCGATTTAATTTTAATTTTAGACATAATGAATAACAGCTCCTGGGTTATGAAAATTAAAGAAATAGCGTTGAGCCGAATTATATAGAACAAAATAATATATGTCAATAAAAAGAATAAAAATCTTTGTAAAAAACATTGACAACCGAGAGATCGAAGTTCTATAGTAAGTGCATGGAAAATATAAAAATGAGAGAATTGGCAGAAATGGTGGGTTGTCATATTGATACGTTATTTCGGATCAAAGGTCGGCGGAATAATCCGTCAATTTCACTGGCAAAAAAATTAGAGGAAATGACCGGAATAGATCGAAGACGCTGGTTATATCCGGACGAATTTGGGGATCCTTGGGTGATATTATACAAAAAACACGAATAATATTATCCAGGGGGATTTCCGATGCTGCAAAAGAAATTAAAGGCGATATATCGCCCAAAGGGACCGGCGCTGGAATATGCCGAGTTGGCTTTAAATCCGTACAAAGGATGCACCCATGGTTGTATTTATTGTTACAATAACGGCCGTTTTGGAAAGTCAGGGTTTTTTTTTTCAGGACCGCAGCCGCGAGATGATATCGTCGCCAAGGTTGAACATGATTGTAAGATATTAGTCCAAGAGCCATATAACCTTTGGCCGGAAATCGTCTTGACATTTTTAGGCGATTGCTACCAGCCGGCCGAAATGGATTTGAATATAACCCGGCAGATTATAACCCTTTTCGTAAAGTACAACCTATCTTTTTCCATTCTTACCAAATCAGCCTACATTTTGCGCGACGTGGATATCCTGGGGCCTTATAAACGATTCCGGCCGGGCTTTTCTTTCACCACAGTCGATTCGAAGGAAGCCGCGGTATGGGAACCAGGCACGCTGGATATCAGAACGCGTGTTATTGCATTGGAACAATTTAAAAAATTTGGGAAACGCGTGTGGGTATCTCTTGAACCGGTTATGCGAATTGATTCAACCGTCAAGGTTATTCATGCCCTGGGTGATTTGGTAGATTTTTATTGGATTGGTGCGCTTAACCATGTCGATCCACCAGAACCAATAGACAAACTCCAGGCGCGGAAACAAATCGGCGCCGCACTTAAAAAACACAAACGTCGATTCAGGTTTAAACGCAGTTTCGATGTCCCCGGATAGGAAGATGATCCGATATGCCCGACCGCGACTTTGATCCGAAAGACCCCCAAAATTATTTGATGGTAATAAATGAGTTTGCAGACAAGCTTTCTTGTTGTGATCTAAATAGAAATGAACATCGTTTGATATGGCACATTATTCGACATACCTGGGGATATAAGAAGGCTTGGTCGCGAATAAAATGGGGTTATATGTTGAGAAAGACTAAATTACCAAAAGGCAGCCTTTCATATACTCGTAAATTATTAATATTGCGTAATATTATTCATATTAAAATTGGCAAACAAGGAACTTCTTATAAAATTAATTCAAAGTTATCCACTTGGAAAAACCGGGATGAATTAAAGTCTATTAGGGTGGGTTTAGTTCAACCCATTGAACTAAAAAAAGAGGTGGGTTTGGTTCCACCCATGGAACTAAAAAAAGAGGTGGGTTTGGTTCCACCCATGGAACTAAAAGAGTTCCACCCATTGAACCAATTGGTTCCACCCATGGAACCGGTACCTATTAAAAGAAAACATATAAAGAAAACAATAAATAAAACACCCCCTATACCCCCATCGAAGAAAACCCCTAAATCAGAAAAAAAGAAACCTTCACCAAAGTCCAAAAAAAGAGAGCGAGCGTGCAGCCTACCGGCAGGTTTTAATTTAAGTTTGGAAATGGAAAAATACGCTTTGATGAAAGGCATCGATATTAAAAAAGTCGATGACTTTTTTGATTCCTTCACACATTGGGCAAGCGCCAAGGGGATTGAGTGCGTGGACTGGGAAGCGCAGTTCAAAACACATGTTGATAACGCCCCTCGGTTTGGAAAGCAATATATGGCAAAAACCTAAGAAAGGAGAAAACGCACATGAAATTAATTGAATTAGAAAGCATGGTTAAGGAGCTTTACAAGTTTTTCAAAAATCAGAAAGTACCCGAAAAGGATGTCCTCAAACTTTGGCTGGACAAAATTGATAACGTTCCTTCATCAGCCATAGACTGGATCTTGGATCACATCAAAACCACCAAAAGCACCCTACCTACGAACCTACCACGTTTAATAAAAGACAGTTTTCAACAATACATAATGTTACCGGAAGTAACCACCAAGGCCGAAGAATTCTCCGCTTATGATTGCCCTGATTGCCATGGTACAGGCGTGTTACATTTCAGAGCGATTAATCCGAAAACTAAAATTAAATATACTAATGTCGCAATCTGTAATAGTTGCCGAGCCAGTCGGGAAAAATTCGGAAAGATTCAACACGAAGGCGGCAAAATGGCCAGGAAAAGCGAATCAGGCGAATGGATTCACGATGGTCCGTATATTCCAGCCATGATGAAATTAACAAAAACGGAAATATCAGAGAAAGGTTGGGAATTTTTAGAACCTGAAAACACGTTTTTAGAACCATTGGATAAAATATCCAATAAAGAGAAATACACGGTACTTGTAGACGCGAGAAAACAGATTCGTAAACTTAATTACAATAGTCTTTTAAGTTACGCCGCTCAATTACGGCAGGAAGGATTTACGGATTATGAAGTGCAAAAAGCGGTTGATTTAGAGGTAGAAACAAAAGCGCGGCAAGCTCAAAAATCTTCAAACCCTGGGGATATCGTAAAGGAATTATTAAATATTTAACACACTAAAAAGTTAATTATGAAAATATTAATAATCGCAATAATTACAATTTATTATTTATTATTGGTGTTTATTGTCAGCGGTATAGGCGCTGAGTTTAACGGGACCCTGGTACTCGAGGCAGAAGATATGACCGTTAAGGTGTGCGCGAATAATGGCGCGGTCCCGGATGGTTGGCGATGTCTAGGACCCGGGAAATTAGCTGAAACCGTTACGTTTAAAGAGGGCAAGGTTGATTTGGCGATCATAGCCAAAGGCGATTATGCCGGGGGCGCGTGGCCGGATATAAAGATTTTAATCGGCAGCGCGGTTGTCGCCACCATTCCCGTTGATTCGGCCACCTGGAAAACATTTACCGTCGAGGCGGTTGAAACCACAGCCGGCGCCCAGGAACTCAGTGTAGATTTTATCAACGATTGGTATCAACCGGACCAAAACCCACCGGACCGGAATTTTTATTTAGATAAAATCACCATAACCAAGCTTGCAACCAAACCGAACACCGGCCAGGTGACACTGGCATGGGATCCGAATACCGAGGAAGATCTGGTAGGGTATAAAATTTATTACGGGCTCGAGTCACGCAAAGGTCAAACGAACCTAATCCCGGAATGGTGCGCGAAGTGGGAACCTGAAAACGAAGAATGTGAAAATGAATGGAAAGTTATTTGTACCTGGAAAGATCAGTTCGATCCGGCTTGTTATAAATCCCTGTTTAATTACAATACAATAATCGATGTAAAAAATGTCAATCAATATACGCTCAAGGATATCAAGCTGGATAAAACGTATTATTTCGCAGCGACGGCCTATACCGACAAAGAAGAATCGATATTTTCAACAGAGCTTTCACATCAAATATCATCCAAAGATCCACCCGCGGATCCTAAAATATTTAAATTAAAGGGGATTGATTTAGACACCATAAAGAGGTTACCGAAATAAAAAAAAGGAGGTTTAAAATGCTTATTTTATCTAACAATTTTGCAATTAAGAACACAAAATATTGTTACGAGGTTGGTAAGCGCAATTAAAACAAAGACACTGGTGAATATCACGGCCCTTATACATCACAGTGGTATTTCATGTCTTTATCACAAGCGGTTAATTTCTGTATCGACCGGGGTGTGATTATTCCCAAGACCGTCGAATTAATGGCCGATGAGATCGAAAGACTTAAAATTAAGGTTACAGAAACACTTAAAAATGTCAACTGGACGAAGCCACAGTCCCGTGACGGAGGTTTAAATCAAAAAGACATAGTAGGGGTAGGGGTGGCTGATGGTCGTTGAAATTAGAGCGCCTAATCAGGTTTTAAAAAAAGGGTTTTATATGAGCAAAAAATATTTCATGAAAAAACCAACCAAAAAAAGGCTGTATAAAGAACACAACCACCAGGTTGCAATTTTTCAGTGGGCGAAACTTTATGAAAAGAAATATCCGCCGCTGGTTTTGTTAAACGGCTCGCTTACGGGTGTGAACCTGGACCCCAAGGTGGCGGCCAGGGCCAAGGCGGCCGGCGTGAAGGCAGGTTTTCCCGATATTAATTTACCGGTTGCCCAGGGTGGCTACCTGGGGTTGTACATCGAATTGAAAACCGATAAGGGTCGAGCGTCCCCTGATCAGAAAAGGGTTATGGGGATGCTTGGCGCCATGGGCCACTTGGTTGTAATGGCAAAGGGATCCGAAAAACCAATTCAGTTAATTGAAAATTATTTACTGGGAAAAATTAATAAACCGCAACCAAAGGTGAAAGTCGATCCGGGATCCGATGACAAAAAATAAAGCTCAAAAACTTAATTATTGTAAATATTGCGCGGCTTGTCTTGCCGGCCGTCAAATGTGCGGGATTGGATTGGATGTCGAAGATAAACACCTTTGCCGGCTGGACGAGAAAATCATAGAGCGCTGGAGAAAAGAATTTGGGCTTGAGAAACAGAGTATCCCATTGATTTTAACCAACAAAAACAAAGGAGGAACGGAAAATGACTAAAACAGAATTAGATTTAAGGTTCACCTATCACGCGCCCAAACAAGGACAGCCGGAAATTTATGAAACGATTCGCGACCAGGCCAAAGAGCTCGCAATTAATTTAACGAATCGTATCCCGGAATCAAGAGAACGGTCTCTTGCTATTACCAAATTGGAAGAAGTTGTTTTTTGGGCAAATGCCGCCGTCGCCAGGCGAGGGTAAAATTAAACACAAAGGAGAAATTATCCAATGTCTATTTTCACCAAAGACGATGAGGCGAGTTTGGCCAATTTGGCCGAAGGCGCCGCGATTGAAATTTTCAACCTGGAACTTGCCGAGACCTTGAAAAACATTGCCGATCCGAATCGGAAACGGAAATTTAAGCGCGAAATCCATTTGATTGCCAAGTTGGAACCAGCCGACGCAGCCGGTGTGATCACGTTAACGATTGAAAGCAAGCTGAAATTAGCAACGCGTAATGTGGTGACAACGACACTAATGTATGGCAAGGATCCGTTGACCGGCAGAATTGAAGCTCGCGAGCTTGAAAGCCGGCAGCGGGACTTGCCTGGCTTTGAGGATAAAAGGGACCTTGCCGAAAAAGACAAATTTGACGCTTAGTTATGAAGCGGGGAAAAGGTTGATAATATGACAAAAATAGTAAAACGAGAAAACTATCTTCGGTGAAGAGTGACGTCCCAGCCTTCCGCCCCTCCCGGGTCAACCCTGCAATTTTCTCTGAAATTTTGCAGGTCTTCAAGCAGGTATCCCACACGTCCGTGCGGTCCGGGCGACAGTTTGAGGTACGCGGGTCCCTTATTGAGACTTCTCCAGTTTCTGAGGGTTTGAACTGCAACTCCTACAAATTCTGATGCCTGGACGTCATTGAGTGTAGGATGGAGGGTAAGTTTTGAATCCGTTCGCATGGTATACTCCCGTTGTTAAAGCATATTGAAAAATGATTCAAACAATTGGGAGTATTATAAGGGATATATTTCTTTATGCAAGTGGGGGGGATAGGCTATCACCCCGGGTGATAGCCTATCAGGGGGGTAAGAAATTTGGTCAAGATGCAATTCGCGATTATTTCCTGGAAAAAATCAAGGAACTAAAATTGCCCGCAATCGTTATTTCTTAAAATCGTCGTGAGCGGCCCTTATCGGCCGCTCACGCGTACTTCTTAAAAACCTCATGGCTTGGTCAAGCAATAGGCTGTGATCTGGTAGTGCTGATCAAATCCACCCACTTGCTGATCAGGTTTGATAATTATCACTTGTTGTTTTCTTGACATATCAAAATAAATCGTTTTTAATAATGTGTAGGCGATTTCTCCTTTGTGCCAGCGGGGACCTTTTTGACGGGTGAAATTTTCAAAGGGTCCCCGTCCCCCACTTAAAACTTATAAACAAAACTTAAAGGAAAGGTTTAATTATGATCAAGAAAACACTCATTATTTTATTTTTCGTGTTGTTTGCGTTAACCATCAGCGCCCATGCGGTTGAGTGGACCGTGGCCAACCAGGCGACCGTTGCCTGGGATGCCGTCACTACAACCGGCAGCGGCGCCACCATACCCGCAACCGACCAGGTTAAATATCAGGTCTATATTGTCAAAGAGAGCGCTAATAAAACAACCGCGATTAAATCCGGCGAGGAAACCGAAGCGCTCGAACATGTTATTACATTCCCCGAAGAAGGCCGCTGGTTGGCCGGTGTTAAAACCATCCGTATTCCCGAAGCTTCCCCCGCCGACATTCAAGAATCAGAAATCACCTGGAGCGATAATACCGATGTCGCCCGCGTTCCGGTCCCCTTTGGTTTTATATATTTTGAACCCCCCGCAGCCAACACTGGATTTGGCCCTAAATAATTAATCTTAACCAGGAGGAGGCATATGCCAGAAGAAACAGGACCGGAAAAAAGTCCGGAAAATGAGGCGAAGGAAGATTCGGATAACAGGCGCATTACATCACCAGACATCCCAGGCAATTATACATTGCCCGACGTTTACCCACCAAAGCCACCGATTCCACCTCCCGCCATGCAAGCCAATTTCAAATTTCATATCGGTGAATATGTCGAAATCTTAACCACCCCGCTTAAAGGCAGCGTGGTTGGCGCGGCGGTCGTGTTTAACCAGGGAACCCATGTTTACCTGGTGGAAACCGGGACCACAGACAGCCGGGAACGATGGTATCCTGAAAATTTGATAGTTGGCGCCCGGTTATACATGACAGGTGTGGAGCCCGAAAAAAAAGACCCGGAAAAAAGTTCGGAAATAGGTTAACTAATTTTATTAACCAAGAGGCAGTGACATGAAATTAACCGAGGCAATTAAAAAGTATTTCAGCCGATATGACGACGAGGACGAGGACGAAAAGAAAAAAAAGAAAAAGAAAAAACCCCCCATCAAAGCCGGCAGCTATTTTCAAGAAGCCCGTAAGGATTACGAAAAAGCCCTTGAAGAAGCAGAAAAATATTAACCAAACTTGGTTGGCGCCGGAGGCAGTGATGGGCTCCCACCGGTGAAAAGAAAGCGGAGGGTACCTCTCTCGATTAAGGTCGCTTCCAACCAAACTTTAATCACGTCACGGTCGCGTCATGCCCGCTGATTTAAAGATTTAGCCGCAAAGTCGCGATAGGAGGCGTCATGGGAAAAGAAACAAAATTTAAAGAAGATTATATCCGAATGGCCGAGGTTGCGTGTGTCGAAGGTGGCTTTACTGATCAAAAATTAGCCGCGTTATTCGACGTTTGCAGGGCCACTATTAGCAATTGGAAAAAAGATTATCCGGAATTTAAGGCGGCATTAAAACGCGGCAAAGACGTGTTTGATACCGAGGTAATCGAAAAGGCTTTCTTTAAACGTTGCACCGGCTTTGCTTACAATGAAACCACTAAGGAACCGGTTGAATGGACAAACCCGAAAACCGGGCAGCAAGAATCCAAAATGATGGTCACCAAGCGTGTTCGGAAAATGGTGGTCCCGGATGCCAAGGGTTGTATGGACTGGTTGACCAACCGAGCGCCGGACCGCTGGAGAAAGTCTAAACACGTCGAGATCACCGGCCGGGACGGCGGACCGGTTAAAACTGAATCTATGGTGGCAGTCCCGTCCGGTCCCATGTCGATTGCCCAGTGGGAGGCCGAGGTCAAAGAAGCTCGTAAAACGGATGTTGAAATTGACCCGGGACAGATTCCAGGCAATGCTTAAATGCCGATTTGGATCCCACAACATGGACCCCAGGTCAGGGCGGTTCAGTGTCCAATTGATTTTCCCTTCTTTGGGGGATCCAGAGGTGGTGGGAAATCCGATTGCCTTATAGGGCGCCATATTATTGGCGCGGATCGGTATAAGCGCCACTGGAATGGATTGGTTGTCCGGCGCAAATATAAAGAGTTTAACGAAATGCGTCGGCGCGTCGATGGTTTAATCACCGAAGGGTTACCAGCCGAACGGATCGGTGGCGATCAACAGATCAATCATGTCCGCTTTGACAATGGCGCAGACATTATCTTTGCAGCGGTTACACGACTTGAACTTGTCAATGATTGGGTTGGCCATGCTTTTACGGAAATCAGTATCGATGAATGCACAACGTTTCCATTCTTCACCAAGATGGTCGACAAACTCAAAGGGTCTTTAAGATCAGCGCAAGGGATTCCTTGTCATATGTTTGGTACCGGGAACCCGGGCGGATCCGGTCACATGCAAGTTAAGGAATATTTCAAGTTAGGTTCAGCCGGTCATGTCGACGGTATTAAACCATATGATGTTTTTCAAGAAAAAGAAGAAACACGCGTTTTCATTCCGTCGTTTTTACATGAAAATAAAGTGCTTTGTGAAAACGATCCGAAATATGTCCGTCGATTATTATCGATATCGGATCCGGCCCTGCGTCGCGCCTGGCTTTTGGGCGATTGGGATGTTTTTATCGGCCAGGCTTTTTACTGGTCACAAAAACGGCACATTATTCCGGACTTTCCAATACCCGATTATGTCCCGGTCATAATGACCTATGACTGGGGATACGGAAAGCCGTTTTCAATTGGTTGGTGGTGGGTGGACGCGGACGGGCGCGTTTACCGGTGTATGGAATGGTACGGCTGGAACAAAACCCCGGATGAAGGATTACGAATTGAAGATTCCAAAGTTGCCGAGGGAATCCTGGAGCGTGAGCACAAAGCTGGTATACACAACCGCGTCACAGACAGGTTGGCCGGTCCCGATTGTTTCAGCAAAAAACCAAATTACCAAGGTGGCGGCCAGGGGCCCAGTACCGCCGAGGTTTTTCGTGGATTCGGCATCCAACTTCGGCCCGGGGATCCAGAACGCAAATTAAAAATTAGGCAATTTCGAGAACGATTGAAGGTACCCGATAACAACATTGAAATGCCCATGATGGTTGTCTATGAATCATGCACGAATTTTATCCGGACCATCCCCTATTTGGCCATGGATGAGGATAAACCCGAGGATATTGACACCGACCAGGAGGATCACGTGTACGATGAAGCATGTGTCCATCAAAACACTTTAATACAAACCATGCAAGGTTTAGTTAAAATTAAGGATCTGGTTGGAACCTGTGGCGAAATTTTAACTATTGGCGATAAGTATGCGAAATATCACGATTGTAGATTGACCCGTAAATTAGCTGATACGGTTGAAGTATTGTTTTCAGATGGACATCGACTTATTTGTACTCCCGATCACGAAATACTAAAATCAGATGGGACATGGGTAAAAGCTGTTGATTCTACTTCGGAATGGAGGAGCGGATCTGCAAAGCCTGTGGACAAATTTACCAGGTTGTACGGAGTCAAAAAAAGCAATGCTGTTCGGTATCTTGCGCGACAAAATTACGGTGGCAAAACGATAAAAGCGGTCAAGGTCCGGCCTTTCGGTAAACATGATGTTTATTGCTTGGTGGTTGATGATTATCACAGTTTTGCCATTGCAAATGGTGTTATTGTTCAAAATTGCCACATTGCGATGTCCCGGCCGCTTTCAATACCCGAAGATCAAATTCATGTTATGATAGAAAGTGAAATCCAAAAAGCAAAACGAAAAGCGCTAACGCCGGCGCACCAAAAAATATGGTCAGAACTCGACAAGATCCGTGCAAGCCAAGAGGAGGCCCAAGAGTGACAACAAGGCCCCCCATGAAAAAATGTCCCAATTGCGATCAACCGCTCACCCGGGGCAGGGTTGATGATTTTGACGCGATGGTCTTTTTAGAGTGTAGGGATTGCCGGATTATTTGGGATTACGTGAGTCCGGCGCAACTGGACGGAGCCAGGGACAAGGCAAATGAGAGTATTCAACCGTAATTGCGATGTTCTCGGACATTGCGATGTCTTTACCGATCAGATTGTCGGTATGCAATTTGCGGTGTCTATTGCAGAACAAGGAAAGTTTAGAACAATAACTTACGATCTATTGCTTCATGGTGATAGGGAATTGGTATTAGTAGCCGATCCGGCCGATGACGCAAAATTTTTACCAGGTTTTGAAATAGTTTCACATGGAACATGATGCTCGGATAAGGTTATGCCGGCGATGCCCGTATTATTGGCAAGATTTAAAATTTTGTGTAATACAAAGAAAATTTACATTTGTTGTGGGGTTTAAAATCATCGCGGACGGGGATGGAAATTGCATTTATCGGCGCACAGAGGTAAATAATGGCTGACATACAGGCTTTAGTCTTTGGTGGGATCATAGCGGTATTGGTTGGAATTATCATCATGCAGTCTGTTTTTCATCGGTCCGATACTCGAGAATTGCGCGACCGATTTATGGCAAAAGATTACCATGATTATTCCGTTGGAAAGGTTTTGCAAAAGGCGCAACCCAAAGTGGCCGACGATGTTGCCGAAGTAGAAGAACTATACGGCATTACCGACCGCGACAAACAGGAAGTGGACCGGTTGCCGGTTAATTGAAAGGGGAAATATGGCCATACGTGAACGGTTAAAACAATTAACATCAACACCCAGGGCGATTTTGGGGTTTATCGCAATTGCCGGATATATCTTGGTTACATTAGGATTTTTCGGCATTTTGTTTTTTGGCAGCAGACTTTCCTTGCCCGAAGGCCATCTTGGTTTACAAATAGTAGGTATGTTGGGCATGATAGTGGGGACCTGGACTACTATTATCGGGGTAGTTTACAATTTTCATTATGGGAGTTCGGATGGATCCAAAATCAAAGACCAGGTATTAGCCAAGCTGGACCCGGAAGTTGAAATAGAACTTGAATAAAGGGATTTTCGTTATGCCGGCCAAAATCACCAAAGACCGTAAGCGCAAGGGCAAATACAGAGTTTTCACCCCCCGAGGGATCAAGGGATCCGGGATGACACTTAGGAACGCCAAGCGCCAGGCGCGCTTGTTAAATGCAATTCATTATAGCGATTGGAAGCCAACGAAAAAGTGAGGGACTGATGGCTATCGATAAAACAGATCGAAATATTACCGATGAAAAAATCATCGAAGTTGCAGAAAAACTCTTTGACCGCACCCGCAATGTAACACAGCAGATCCTTGAACGGATTTGGTTTCGAAACATTCTGTATTACATGGGCGAACAGTGGTTCCAGTGGGCGCGATCAACCCAGGAATTTAGGCCCATAATCCCATCAGCGTTCACCCCAACTCCCGTATCAAATATTATCCGCGATTATATCCGGTCGATGAAATCTCTTATTCTAAACAAAGAATACGTGATAACCATATGGCCCAATTCCAACGATCAGGAAGATATAGAAGCCGCCGAAATGGGCGAAAGTTTTTTACGGTGGCTTGAAACTGATAACGATGAATTTCATTTAGATGAAAAAGAAAAAGAAATTATCTGGATGATTTTATGCGGAATATCGTTTGACCGAACATTTCCAGTAATGCAAAATGACAATTGGGTTTTCGATGCCAACGGGGCGCCGATCAGCACTGGGGATGTTACAAGCCAGCACGTAAGCCCATTCAATATCGCCCTGGACTCATTCGGGGATATTCTCACTAAAAAACGATTTGTCGGTATTAAATCTTTAAAGCCCCAGGAGTGGGTAGAAGATACATTTAAAATCCTGGTAAATGAACAAAGTTCCGAACTTCCAGTGATAAATTATGAAAAGAAACTGTCAACCATGGTAGCTAACGTAAGCCCATGGAAGGGTGACGGCATGGAAATTCACCAGGATCAAACTTACGAAGACGATGACCTGGTATTGTTTAAAGAGATCGAATTTAGGCCAACCAGGCAACATCCCGAAGGAATTTACGCGGCAATCGTCGGCGATCAGCTTTGTTTCAGGTACGAGCGATTGCCGATCCCGGCCGGCGACGGCGGGAAATGGAATTATACTTTAACCGATTATCATTATCATTATGTCCCTGGACGGTTCTGGAGTGACCCAGGGGTCAATGATTTAATCTCACCCCAAAATTCCATTAACCAAATCGATCAGGACCTTGAAACAAACCGTAAAGGCGTTGGCCGTCCCCTGGTAACCATTCCCACCGATGTGAACATTAAGCGAATTACCAAGTACGGCCAAACTGTTTTTGCTTTACAGTATGACGCGATGCTAAGCGGCGGCCAGCGCCCGGATATCAGTCACGGTACCCCATTGCCCCAACAGGTCTTAATGGAACGTGACATTCACCGGTCAGTGTCCCAGGATGCAGCCGGGGATCCCAAGAACGTGTTGCGGGGAAAAGCGCCCACCAGCCAGGCTAGCGGCATCATGGTGGACATATTAAGAGACGCGGCCGAACAGGGTCACCTTCCAGACATTGAACGCTTTTATCGGGCTCTCAAGCGCGTTAAACGCAAACAATTAATTTTGGCCCAGGAGGTTTATTCGGAATCCAGATTGATTAAAATTATGGACCGTGGCAATCAGCCCAAGGCAATTGCGTTTAAAGGCGCCGATCTTCGCAATAATACCGATGTTCGTTTAGAGTTGTCGGCTGGATCCACGTCAACCCATGCCGGCCGAACCCAAATGCTTTTAAAACTTACCGAATCCGGCTTTTTTTCAGCCCAATCCGATTTGGATCCCGAATACCGATCGGATATTTTACGACGACTGGGGTTATCCGGCTTCAAAGATAAGCGCAACGTCGACCTGGATCGCGCTCGGTCCGAAAACCACAAGATCGGAAATACTAAAACCGAAGATTTAGAGAAGGCTTTTGTAGAAGTTGAACCCACCGAACAGGACCTCAATGGTGGTTATATTGAAATCCCAGTGATTCCGGGCTTGTTTTTATCGTTAGGCGATGTCAACAACGACGGCGAACAGGACGCACAGCCAACCGTCATATCCGATGACCCGCTTTATAAATACGACGATCACACAGTCCATTACGAGGCTCACCGGCGATATATTTTATCCAGTGAGTTTGTCCACCTAGACCCCGAAGTCCAAGATATCGCTATTGCGCATTGTGATACCCATAAGGCTATGATGGATATTGTTGCCCAGGAAGAACAAATGAAGGCGGCCTTAATACAGGGGAACGCGGCCAGAGTTGGTACCCAAGCAGCGGCGCCAGACATGGCCGAATTAATGCCGGACGCGGGAGCCGGCCAACGAATGTGATGTGAATTTGATTGACATTTAACCGATATACGCGACAATTAGGGGGATGTATGAAATTAATTTCAATGAAAAATAAGCCCAAGAAAACGTTGCGGAAAACCAAAAGCGTGCTTGCCGCGGTCCCGGAGGAAAATGAGCCTGTTTATCCCTGGGGATTGGAGGTCAGCCTTGAAGATAAATCGATAGAGAAATTGAAAATCGATGTTGAAAATATTTCCGCGGGCGATGAAGTTTACTTTCTTGCTAAAGCCCAAGTAACCCGGGTTTCGTTTCATGAGAATATCGATTATAAATCAGGCAAAAAAAGTGGCAACAACGATTTGGGATTACAGATTACTGAAATGGCCTGGGGCAAACCCGGCAAAGATTTTTAAGTCGCTTCTCACGCGAAGCATGAATTGAAACAAATAAACAAATAAAAGTTAAGGTAATGACCATGCTGGCCGGCATTGTCATTGCTATAAGGAGAAATTAAAGCGCAATACGGTGCGTTTGTAGCCGTGTTGCGCTTTTTTTTTCCTGTTACCGGGGAGCGCGTCCAGGTGCCGTATCACCAGGACGCGCACCCTTAAACCAAATACGTTTACTTCCGATGTAGGACCGCCTACCCCGGCCTGTAAACAATAGGAGGCAATATATGCCAGCAGCAGCAACCAAAGAAATTGATGCAGACGGAAACGCCATTAACACCGATACCGGCGACAAAGGCGATACCGGCGACAAGGGTGAAGCCAGTGACAAGGGTGATGCCGGTAAAAAAACTGACGACAAGGGTACCGGCGATGATAAGGGCGCTGAGATCAAACTAGACATCGAGGAAATCCTGGACGAATACGGACTGGACTCCGCCGATGAATTAAAAGACTTTATTTCCAGTTTGAATCAGATGAAAGGCAAAATCGGTGATAATGACCTGGATGATCTCATTGAAAATTCCAAAACCTTAGAGAATTATCAAAGATCCTGGAAACAACAGGAAAACGAAAAGCTCAAGGAAAAAGAAACCCCCGAGGAAACCATTGCGCGATTGGAAAAAGAAAAAAGCGCGATGCACAAAAAAAACTTGACCCAGGTGGAGCGCCAAAAGGCATCCAAAGCCGCCGAGCAAGCGCTTGGCGACTTTACCGAAACTGTTAACACGGCCATTAAGGCCAATAAAGAAACGCCTAAAGAGTATCGGACGTTTATAAGGGAATTTATGGGAGTCGATAACCCCATAAATGAGGTTGATATCACCGATAAAGCCGCCGTTCGTCGCTTAACAAAAAAGGGATTAACCAAAATAGCCGCGTTTGAACAGGCAGTTATTAAACGCTACCTGGACGGCAAAGTAAAAATCCCGAAAGTTACTCCGACAACACAGGCCGCAGAATCCGCTGATTCAAAAGATTCATCAAACCCCAAAAATCTAAAAGAAGCTAAAAAAATTCTGATGCAAAGCTTGGGCGCTTTTAATAAATAGCCCGATTCATTGCATTGGAAATTCATAGGAGATTATTAAAATGGCAATTGATTTTCACGATTTGACTGCAATGCAAGAGCAGTTAAAAAACGTTTATGGCAAGGGCCTTCAAAATCAATTCGTTGATGAGAAGACAACTTATAACCTTTTCCCGAAATCCGAACGCAAACCCCGCGGCCTGGGGTACGTTTTCGGGACCCGGTGGGCACGAGCTCAGGGCGTGGGCGCCAGGCGTGAGTCTGAAATCCTACCCGATCCGTTGGCCGGGAAGTACAAACAGGGAAAAATCAGTCCGAAGTACATCTATGGTACTTTACGGATGACTGGTCCCGCGATTGAAGCGTCCAAGGGCGATATGGCGGCTTTTGTGGAAGGGCTTGCAGATTCCATTACTGATATTTATGAAGCCATTGTGGTTGATCTGAACCGTCAAGCTTGTGGCGACGGGTTCGGCCTGCTGGGGACTCTATCGGCGGCGTCCGATGCCGTGACCACCACGGGTACGACAACCTGGACAATTACCATGGATAATGACCTGGGGGTTAGCAGGGTTATACCTGGTATGGTTGTTGACTCTTATGTCGCCGGTGCGATTGATCAGTCCTCAGTCGCTTCTAGGGTTGCGAGTGTGGACCCGGTTGCGAAGACCATGGAAATGGAAGTCAATGATGGGACGTACAAATCAAATCATCCGATAGTTGCAGCCAGAAGCTATACCATCACAACCGATGTTCTAGCCTCCGGCCAGTTCGTGGTCCGATCCGGCGCCCGAGAAGCGGCTCACGCCACCTCAGACACTCCGGTTGAAATGACCGGACTCGAGGGCATCTATGATGACGGTACGCTCCTGGCAACTTTTGAAAATATCACCGTGGCAAGCTACCCTATGTGGGAAGCTAATATGGTGGGAAATTCGGGAGTCAACCGCGAGCTCACCCTCGACCTGATGCTCCAAGCCCTGGATATCACCCGGACCCAGAGCGGCAAAAGAGTTGCCTGTATGCGTATGGGTTTAGGCCAGCGACGCAAATACGCCAACTTGCTTTTACCTGATGTTCGCTATCAGGCCCAAGAGCTAGAGGGCGGCTATGAAAAGTTGACCTTTGCCGGCGGTGATGGTTCCGTCAAGATGATCATTGATCCGGCACTTCCCCCGAACAAGATTTTTTGTGAGCCGGCCGGCGCGATTCAGAAGTATGAGATGGCGGCTTTGGGTTGGGGCAAGCTGGACCAGCAAATTCATCAGCGTCAAGGCTATGACGAATGGGACCAGTTTTTGCGCATTTATACGAACCTGGGTGCCGAGCAGCGTAACTGTTTGACTTTAATCAAAGATTTGGTTGAGCCGAGCTTGTTCTAAATCGGGTCGTCGATCCCAAGTCTAAAAAAACAATAACCCCGAAAGGGGGCGATTAATGCCCCCTTCACTTCCAAGTATCCTGCATAACGCAGGGGTAAACTATGAAGGGGAATTTAAAATGATTAAAAATAGAAATATAGCAAATGATGCTCTGATCAGTGAGCATAAGCTTGATATTGGCGGGACAGCCGGCATTAAGAAGTTTTATGTCGGTACAGACGGAACGGAAGCATATAAGTTGGCAACAAGTCGTATAAGCGCGGACAGTTTGTTAACCACGTTGGCCGCGGCCATTACATCGGCCAAGGCATCGAGGGGGGATGAGATTCACCTTCTCCCCGGACACGTGGAAACTATCACGACCGCGCTTACAAGTAAAATTGGTTTAAGTATTATTGGCCATGGTAACGGGGACATGCGACCAACCCTGACCATCAATGCCGCTATCAATGGCTTTAATCTCACCGCTGATGATAACAAGCTGTATGGCTTGCGTATTATTGCCGGTTCTTCCGTGACCGCAGCAGCCAGGTTAATTCGGGTTGCAGCCAGCGATGTAAAAATCATCAACTGCGAATTTGAAATGGGATACGATATGTATCACATGATTTCAACGTTGAGTGGCGACAACATTGAGTTTAACGGTTGCAAGCTGTTAAATACCGTTGCGGCCAATGCCAGTATCCACCCCCAGGTTGCAATTTTAAACCATTTGGCGACAAATGTTCTCGTTAAAGCCTGCGTATTCAACGATGCAGTGTGCCCCAAAAAGGCCGAGCGCTGGCGAGCATGTGTTGAGGGCGGCGGGTTGGCTTCCAGCATGAGAGTCGAAGATTGTACGTTTATTTGCCGAGGGGTTGCTACCCGGACCAGATCCGCAGCGGCTTCGGATGGAACCGCGGGTGGTGCGCCGACCATGGCGACTTTGTTTAGCCGAGCCATTTCACCGTCCGGCAATACGGGGACCGGCGCGACTTTTACGCCGACCTGTCAGTATATCATCGAGTCTTATGACGTTAACGCAGTAAACAAGGTCGGTGTGGTAACCGTAACAACTTAATATTATGTTTGAAACTAAATTATACAATTGGGGGGGCATCAGACTTGCTATCGTAATCCCATGGGGTTTGGATATGATATGGCGCCGAACGTGGGAAACCTATGACGAGCTTGAAAAACCCCCTAATTGTAAGTTGATATTTGGAACCGGCCGAACCCCGGACCGCAGACACGAAATAGGGTGCGAGGAAGCGCTTAAATGGAACGCTACGCATATCTTAATACTTGGCGGTGATCAGGTTTACCCGGAACCGGATATGATTAAAAAAATGTTTGCCTGGATGCAGTCCGGAAACCTGGAACAATGGATGAGAAGAAAACAGGTTGTCAATTGCTTGATCCCAATTCGTGGGCATCGTCCCGGGCAGGGGACCAGGCCGTTTCAGCCAATTGGAATGATGTTACATCCGGATAATGGCGAGCAAGTCCCCATTACCAGGGATTCGGGCGCAATTGTAAAGGCTGAGATTATCGGTACCGGTGCCATGATGTTTGAGGCTGATATCTTGGATGAAATGAAAAAACCGTGGTTTGGGGATCAATTTATACCCGGGACCAACGAAGTCAAGATCATGCAAGATGTCGCGTTTGTTAATAGATTAAATAAAATGGGTTGCCAGGTTTGGTGTGACACGCAAATTATCGTTAAGCATTTAGGTGTGCTTGAAATCGATGACAGTTATCAGTGGCGATTTGAGTAAAGGACGTATATGAAATGTTTGATTGCAGTATCGGTCAGCCGGGAATGGGTTGAAACCGAGTTTTTAAGACAGATGGGAACTTGGCACTTGCCGGCTAATTGGCAGTTTCGTTTCGGGTGGTTTACTCAGTTTACCGCCGCTGAAAGGCACAATGTATCGATCAACGAAGCGAAATACAATTATGACCGAGTTATTTTCATGGATACCGATCAGGTTTATCCACCCGATTATGTTCGGATGCTTATAGCCCATCAAGAGCCAGTCGTAACAGGATTGAACGTTTCAAGATATTCCCCGTATGAGTGTACAACTTATAAAATCACTGGGGAACAAAAAAAAGACGGCATCACAACCCCTACGTTTGAGTATATGATACCACCTGCAGATCAGGTTTTTGAATGCGATATGACCGGTACCGGGGCCATGATGATTAACCCTCATGCCCTTGACGGTGTTGAGTTGCCTTATTTTAAAGATATTTATGACGCCGCGGGTTGTGTCCGGCACTTATGCGATGATTTTTACTTTTGCTGGCAGCTATATAAGGCGGGCATAAAAATAACAGTTGATCAGAATATTGTAATCAAACATATCGCAAAAATTTTGGTTAGCCCCTACAACCGCAAGGCATTACAATCGGCATGGGAATTGATTAATTCGGGGCATGGGTATTGGAAAGATGGCCGTAAATGACTGATATCATTTATAAAATATGCAAAAAGTGCCATAGAAAACGCCAAAAAAGGTGTAGCGTTTTAAATGCCGTCATCTGATTTCAATATGATTCCTAAAGTACTATCGGTTGCCCTGGCAATTAAGCCCATGTCTATTCTTGACGTTGGCGCGGGGAACGGTCGGTATGGATTTTTATTCAGGGAATGTTTTGATTGGAATTGGGGGCGGCTTAATAAGCGCACCTGGGAATTGGATTTACAAGGTGTTGAAATTGACCCCAACTATTTAACGGATGTTCATAAATACGTTTATAACAAAATCTATATCTGCAATTGGCTTGGTTGTGAAATTAAGCGTAGCTTTGATCTTATTTATTTGGGAGATATCTTAGAACATTGGCCAGATGGACAATGGGAAAAAGCGCTTGAAAAAGCAAAAGAGTTTTCAAGATATACCCTGGTAGTTGCCCCTAATTGGGCGGGATCACTTGAGCAACAATCATGGCATGGACATGATCAAGAAAAGCATTGGTCGTTATTGAGTCCACAAAAGGTTGGCGGTCGTTGTTTGTTTGCTAATTCAAAAATGTTTATGTGCGTATTCGATAATGTAAATAGTGGCGTTTTAGAAAGCAAAGACATTTGCTTGTAATCTTTAACTAATTAATTTGGCGCCCATGATTTCTAAAATGATATTCGGTTGTGGTACCGGGCGTTGCGGTACCTGGACGCTTTCAAAAATACTTGCGGCGCAACCAGACGTTGCAAGTAAGCACGAAGGCGTTCCGTTGCCGTGGGTTACTGATAAAAATATATTTTGGGAACGGCTGGGCGGTCTTCTAATAAATATTGATTCACCGATTATCGCGTCGGTTTCATATGTCTGGATTAATTATATCGGATTGATTATGGGCAATATAAAGGACCCCAAATGTATTTGTTTAAAGCGGCCTAAAAATGAGGTTGTTGAATCATTTATGAATCATAGTCCATTCAATAATCACTGGACAGACCCAGGTTCGTTGCATTGGGATCCGAATCACGATGTCGATACAAATTTGTCTTATCAGTGGCCGGCATATGATTTGCCCAAGAAAGAGGCCATAGGCGCGTATTGGGATGAATATTACGCCCATGCCGATTATTTAGCTGATCGATATCCGGATAACTTTGTGGTTGTTGAATTAGACTACGCACTAAACATTAGAAGTGGACAACAACAAATGCTTTCGTTTGTTGGCATAAAAGAAAAAAGCCAAGTAGTATTATTAAATCACAAACTAAATGCCCTTCATAAACCTAAAGGAGAAGTGGTGGCAAATGTATGAGCCGGATAGAGTTTTTTTAAATGACTTGAAAAGGCTGGACCCAAAACTGGGTTGTTATTACGAAAACAACCATGGTCATTTTGTAATTACTTACCAGCGAGCGGTTGGCGGGAAAGTCCCAGTACTGATGGTTAAGGACAAAGGTGGCGGATTCCGACATCCCGATCAGCGCGAGATTATCAAGTTAGAGGAATCCGATACCCATAGGCAATCCATGAAAAGCCGTCTAAACGCGACGGCTACCTACCTGGAACGGGTACGCGAAAAGGAAAAGAAAAAGCGCTACGATACTATCCGCGACATGACCCGCGACGATAAGCTTCAACTTGCCCCCAGGTTCGCCCGTTTAGACAAAGGTAAATTCAATTCAACATTTCGGCGGATTAATTTAAAGCCGCGTGGCAAAACCGTCGATGAACTTCAAAATGCAATAAACAGATAGTTTCATTCTGGCTAGGAATATAACTAGTCTTTATTGAGCTACAAGGAGGAATAAAAAATGGCAATGGTAATTTTAAATCCAACAGACGAGGAAATCACCGTAACCTGGAACGGCCAAAATTATAAGCTATCACCCAACAGTCGGGAAAAAGTCAAAGACGCAATGGGGCGCCAGATCATCCACAATTATGGCAACCGTGGCTTGATATCTTTAGAGTATGGAGATGAAGGCGAAATCGAAATTGAAAAGATCAAAAAAGGCCGGGAAAGGTGGAACTCATTCTGGACCGATCAATGCGTTAAGTACAATCAAATTAACGAACAGCGCGAGCAGACCCACCGAACATTTGTCAAGCCGCCCTCAAACGTTATGGCCAATGCCAAGCGATTAGGAATTAAAATGCTGGAACCGTATAAGCTCGAGGACACTTCCAGCAAGCAGATTTCTTTGTTGATGGAACAAAATAAACAGTTAGAAGACGAGATTGGCAAGAAAGATACAGCGCTTGACGGTTTAAAAGACCAGGTGGCCGAACTTACCAGCAACTTTAAACAACTTATGTCTTTGGCCGGCAAACAGCAACCCCAGGGCGACAACGGCGACACCGACTTTGAGGCAATCAAAGCCACTATGACCAAGATGAATTCAAAACGCTATATTGGTTGGGTGATTAAAAACTGGACCGATATTCAAACTTATCCGAAAGAGGTTTTATCAGAAATAGCCGCAAAACATGAGAAGCTTTACGGGACCCCATTTCCGACCAGGAAACCAGCGGTTAAAAATTACGACCTCACATAGGATAAGACAATGCGGGAGGAAGCATGTCAACATACAAAAACTGTTATGCTTTGGTGGCGTCGGTGCGCCGAGCGCTCGGCGAGTATTCCGAAGCCAAAGTACGCGGGGAAGATACCCTGGGAGGATTTGATAACGATTATATAGTTGAAAAAATTAACGAAACGATTCGGGAACTTTATGCTATGATAGCCAGGCGGGTTCCCGATTTGTTTTTAGAGGAAGTTGATTTAACCGGGGTCAACTCAGTTTATACGCTTCCCTGGGACTTTGGGCGCCTGATATATTTCAAAAATAACGAAGGCGTTAAAGTTACCAAAATTGACGAGACTCAGCGGCGATTAACCAATTCGACCGGAAGCGAAATGACTTATCGGCGCGTGGGTAATACTTTAGTACTCGACCAGGCCGGGGGGAGCAAGGTTTATACGCTTATTTACATGCGAAAGCCGCGTATCGTTCATCATGGGTTGGTGGTGGCCGGATCCGCATTGTCAATGACATTTTGTACCCAGGCACCCAAGATAGCTGATTACTTCAATGGAATGGTTGTCGAAAACATTACCGGCGATTGGGTGGATACGGTTAGCGATTATAGCGCGGCCAGGGTGGCGACGATTGCAGCCGAAACACCCGCCTTGAATGAAGCCTATGGGCTGGTACCTGAAATTCCCGATTGGTCCCATGATTTGATTGCCCCCCGAGCGTCCCTTGCAATCCGGATGGAACACCCCCTTGCCAAACGCAAACCCAATGCCCAGGACATTTTGAAAAGCAACGATATGCTTCGATCCACTTTGGTTGAATTCACGGCGCCAGGCGGGGACCAGGAATATGAGGACATATTTACGAATTTTGGCCCTAAAGTGGGTGGAGTAGCTATTTAGGAAAAAGGATAAGTCATGCCCCTTGAGCGATATACCGACATAAAGGCGATTCCCGTCGAAGGCGGCTGTATCACGGCCATTGAGAAAAGTTCAATCCCGTTTGGTGGGTTGTCTCAAATGCAAAATTTGAGAAACCGTCACCCAGGATTCCGGCAACGTGGCGGCCAACGCAAACTGCATTCAACCGCCGATGGTACCAACAAAGTTTTAACCCTTTATCAATTCCAAAAGACGTTGGTGGACGAACAGCACTTCTTTGCTCAAATGTCCGATGGCGATATCTTAGAAGCCACCTCTCAACCCCCTACCGTGACGGCTGGCGTGTTTGGTTCTGAAATTTTTTCCGGATCCGCGAATCAAATTCCGGCCACCTGGGGCGTGATGGACGATGTTTTATTGCACTCTAATGGGGTTGATCAGCATCAAATTTATGGGGGGACCTCAAGTGCGATTGAAAAGCTTTATGTCCACAAGGGCTCATCGATTGGCGCGGTACCAGTTATCGGAGAAGATTATTCGGATAATATCAGCATTAACGACGATACCGAGGCAATTTTAGATGCCCTGGATACCCAGGCAAACGGCCATTGCATATTTTTCAGAACCCCGATGCCGGTCAAGTCGATCACCTTGACGGTTGGCACGGCCAATTCAAATGCTGCGGTTGCGTCGATATATTATCCCAAATCAGACGGGACCTGGGCAGCGGTCAGCGGGTTTGCCGATGCCACAGACGATGGAGGCGCCACCCTGGGGCAGTCAGGCAAGATGTCCTGGACCATGCCCACCGATCTTTTACCTAAGTACCTATATGGTTCAAGTGGTTTTTGGTACCAACTACGCGTATCGGCAGCGTTAAGCGCAACGGTTCGGATTACCTATGTAACATATGACACGTCTTGGCTGGATCTGGAAAATGTTTGGAACGGGGTTATCCAATATGCGGTAGAGGTCCAAGTTGAAGGAACTAGTACATGGGAAACCTACGCGGCTGGCGCCGTTGATTTGGATGAATTGGCGTCAGGTAAAAAAATAGTCATTGCGGCCACCGATCCGATCGAAGGGATTTATATCGACCCTGGGGCGACCCCCAACGATACGGGGACCGCTTTGACCAGTTTGAAATACTGGGATGGCAATTCCTGGGTATCGGTTGGCAGTACCGCGGATGGTACCAACGGGATGTCAAATGCCGGCTGGATTACGTTTCCCCGAATGACTGCTCACCCCCACCAATTCGGGACCAGCCAGTATCAGGCTTATTGGTATGAGCTTATTTGGGATAGTGAGATTACGGCCGATACGGTTATCTCAATTTTGGTTATGCCTTATTTTAATGTTTCTGAATTGGGAAAATCAAAATCTCATTGCGTATGGAAGGACCGGGCTTGTTATACGTTCAACCGATGGCCGGCATACATTTACTGCAGCCAGAAAGATAGCCCGATGGTTTTAAATGGATCTGATTACGGGATTTTAAAAGCGGGCGATGGCCGCGCCAATGCGGTAGTTGCGGCCAAACGATTTCACAATGAACTGATGGTCTGGCAGGAAGAAAAGGGAGTAGAGGGCGGGTGTGTTACTCTTTTTGAAGGTTATTCACCGTCTACTTTTGGCAAGCTGGTTTTAAGTTCCAAGATTGGCAGCATGAATGCCAAATCAGTGGCTATTGTGGACGGGGTTTTGACCGCGACAGCCACCGATGAAACTATCAAAACATTGGCCTTTTTCCTCAGTCGATATGGCGTGTGCGTTACAGACGGCCGGACCATAACGATTATTTCAGATGATATCAGAAACTATTTTGAGCCCACCAAAGACGAGTGCATTCGTCGAGGCTATGAGTCTGAAATGTGGCTGGAACATGATACCCAGGAAAATGTTATCCGAATTGGATTAGTATCCGGTTCTTCGGCTACGCTTCCCAATATTTATCCTGTTTTCGACCTGGTTACTAAAAAGTGGTCCTTTGATACCGTAGCCCAGGAACTTTCATGCATGGCCAATGTGGCGGCGGGATCCGGCGAGACAACCATCGTTCAGGTAGGGGGCGGGATCGATGACGGTACGGTCTACCAGCTTAATTACGGCTATAACGACGTTTCAACCGGCATCGATGCTTCTTTAACGTTTGAACTATCAGACGGCGGCCAGGTTCTTAATCTGGAAGAATTGCTTTTGATTGCCAAAGCCATTGAAAGTGGTAGCGCGATTTTACAGATTTTTAGCAATAACATAGCCGATGGATCAACCGCGATCCCGATCACGCCAGGAATCGGTAGCCAATTAGTTCGTAGGCATCGGATTCCAATCAACCGGACCAGTGAATTAATATCGGTTAAAATCGGCAATAGCAAAAAGGACGAAGAATTTTATCTATTGGAAGTAGGATTCCAGGTGAACTTATGGACAGAAAGGTAAAAAAGTATCCGCCAGGGGATGTCACGAAGCCATGGAAACGGCAATTTTACGAAACAAGATCGATTGGCCCTGAACCGCCGCTAAACGCTAAAGGATTCTGGATCCGGCCAAAGCACGGCATAAAAAGGAAAACAAAAAATGATCGTTCTAACAACAATGGCAAATGAGCAAAGCGTCTATTGGGTTACCACAGGTTTTTTAGACGAGGATAATAATGCCATGGCGCCGGATGTTGCGACCTGGACGTTGACCGATTTGAAAGGCAATCTCATTAATTCCAGGGAAGATGTTTCCATTGTTACCCCTGAAACTTCGGAAACAATTGAGCTGTCCGGCGATGATTTAGTCGTGGACGGTAATGATATCGTTCAGCGGATTTTGACCCTGGAAGGGACTTATACTTCGGTTAATTACGGCGCCAGCAAGCCGTTTAAGTTTCAAATCAAATTTCCAATTGAACCTATCGTAATTGTATAAAGAGTAAACTATGGCCTGGTTAAGTGGTTGGGCAGCAGAACAGAGAATTGAGCTTGTAATTGATAACACCAAAATCGATGGGGCTTTGACAAACTTTCCGGTTATGGTGAAACTATCATCATCTTCGGGCATTGACAGTTCTGATATTTCTCAGGTTTTTGATGAGCTTGCCTCAGATGCCAATCGGCTTAAAATAGCAGTCACCGAAGATGACGAAGTAACAGAATGTAAGGTCGAAATTGAACACTGGGACGATGCCAGTGAGCTTGCAATTTTGCATGTTAAGGTCCCGGCCGTGGCTTCGGGCGCTGATACCACTTTATATCTTTATTACGATTCGGCCCATGCTGACAATACGACCAATGTGGGGGATATTGGGGATGCACCGGCGCAAGCTGTTTGGGATTCTGATTTCGACAGAGTTCTGCACATGTATGATGGCACCACGCTTAAAAATTCGGCTGATGGTACCACGGAAACGCTTGCAGGATCTCTTACGCTGGTAGACGGTCCGAACGGGAATAAGGCCTTACAGGCGAACGCGGACGGAGATTACATAGATTGCGCTTCATATGCTTTTACGAGCCTTTTTACGGTTGAAGCCCAATTTTATATTGATACTGGAGGACCTGACCCCGGGTATGATCAGCTTTTTGGATTTAATCATAAAATTACCCTTATGGTGGACCACACGAACGGTACAACCAAATGGGGGTTATATACCGGGAATGGAAGTAGTTGGGATGCTTTAGTTCCAGCGAATACGCTTTTGGGCGAATCAACTTGGTACAATATAGCGTTAACATACAATGCTGGAACTCATGGTTGCTTTTTAAATGGGGCGGACGATGGTGGGGGTTCAGGGACTAACAGAACGATAACGACCCCTTTTCATGTTTTTAGAAGGGAGAATGCTGCAAGTGGTGATTATCGGCTTCATGGTAAGATTTCTGAATTTCGAATTAGCACGGTAGAACGATCCGATGCCTGGGTTAAAGCCACCTATCACTCTTTGTTTGACAGTTTGATAACGCTGACAGACGAATATCCGCCGGAAGGGTCCGGGACAATACCAATAGTGATGCACCATTATACTAAAAACATAGGAGCGTAATGTGCAATATTTAAGGGCAAATACACAGGTTAAAGTGGTTGTCGGTGTGTGTGTAGATGTTACAGACGGATTTACGCCGGAAACAGGTGTTGACATTAGCACCGCTGATGAAGCCGAGTTGATCAAACATGACGCGAGTGCAGTGACGGATATCTCAGCGGCCACCTGGGCGGCGATCGCAAGTTGCGACGGATACTATAATTTGACTTTGACGACCTCTCACACCGATACGGAAGGCATGATGACAATCGTTATTCAAGACGATTCGGTCTGTTTGCCGGTCAGAATGCAATTTATGGTTCTATCCGAGGCAGCTTACGATTCACTATTTGTAGCCAAAGACACGGGTTTTATGGACATCAATGTTAAGGCTGTTAGTGAGGACACCGCAGCAGCAGACAACCTGGAATCCGCTTGTGATAATTATAGTGCCACGCGAGGGCTTGCGGGTACGGCATTGCCGGCAGCGGCAGCCGACGCAGCCGGCGGTGTGCCGATCAGTGACGCGGGTGGACTTGATTTAGATACTCAACTTGCAGCTACCGATGAGATCACAGCGGCCAGGATGGGGGCCTTAACCGATTGGATTAACGGCGGAAGATTGGATCTTATTCTTGACGCTATTCTCGCCATGCTCGATGACGCCAGGGGCGAACCGGGGGATACAGCACCCCCGGTAAATCCGGACGCTATGACCAAACTGGACTATTTATATAAATTTATGCGAAATAAAATCGAAACTACACCGACCAAGATTCACGTTTACAACGATGCCCAGGACAATAAGGATCACACTTCGGATATTTCTGATTCAGCTTCATTATTTACAAGAGGTGAGTTCGGGGCGGGGGACGCATAAATATGGCGGTTGACACAAAACTTAAACGGCAATCAGCAACCGGCCTGTTGTTGTTTTCAATATTTTCAGGAGTGGATCCTTCTGATCTTATAATAAGCTACGCTCAAAGACACGCGGTAACGGCTTGCTATGCCGGCACTTTTCTTGCAATTGGGATTATGAGCAAGCCGACTGTATCAGCCGGAAGGCCAAGTATTACGGCAACGGGCAAGCAACCCAATGTCACCGTATCGGGCGCGGGTCCAAGTATTTCGATAACCGCCAAGGGAGACTAATGGCTGATAAGCCGACAATCATTGAGCAGGATTATGGCCATCGGACTTATATGCACGCCGATGATTATACATCGGCCATGAAACGTCCCAGTGACAAGCAATATGACAACCGTATCAAACGGCCTCATTCCGATGACAAAAAACCGTATATGGATGACGAGTATCCGGAAATGGAACATTATTGGACGCCGTATGATCCGCCCACTAATTTTGTTCCTCCGGGGATCCCGGATGATTGGAAAATTCCGCCGCATGACGCCGAGCCGCCGGGCGGGCCTGGAGATCTTGGCGAGCCTGGTTTTACCGGGTGCCTTTTTGGTATACCACGAGGACCATCGTCCATAAAAAAGGGCGAGACGACTTTTTCAGGTATTGGTGTTTTGCCCGAAGATTTGTTGATTAGACTATACGTTAATTATGGCCCGGCTGAGTTATTATCTTCTTATCAATCGGTTAACGCCAGTGTGCTGGATGAATTCCCAAATACTATAGTCAGCGCCAAGGCCCTGGATTCATTTGACCCGAATGACTACCATGAACATGAGACAGAAGATGATGCTTACGCAGTTCAAATTGCCGCAGTCACCGCGTCCGGGGGAGTGTGTACATGGGAATTTTCGGTTATTTATTGCCCGGCGACTGTTGAACTGGAATGGGATTGGGATAACAGCGCCGAAACGATTGTTCAGGACGCGACCGCCGCGGTTTTTGTAACCGGGGGCGCGGGGCCGTTTGATTGGGAAGTTTCCGGGGAAGGCTATACGCTTTCAAGCTATTCGGATGCCGGTCGAAGTAATACGTTAATTGCGGGACCGAGTTCATGTGGGTCCGCTATAATTACCGTAACAGACGGTTGCGGTATAGTGGTTACAGGCTCGGTCCGGAATACTACCGGTTATTGGGATGAAAAAGCAAGTCAATGTGGGTTGGTGGCAGCGGCATCCTGGGATATCAATTGTAGCGGAAGTATATTTGAAAACCTTTGGCCGGTTACTGCTACGGTTGTCGTGGGTTATCAAAAGCAATATCACAAAGAAGTAATGAGGATTAGTTCGGCGGCTCAAAGTGGTGCGGATACCGACGGAGAGTGTGAGGCTGATCGCGCCGCCTATAATTGCGGTAGTTGGACCAACCCATGTTTGCCGTATCCAGGCTCATGGACTTTAACCAAGCCCCCAGGGACTTGTGGGGGGACTATCCGATGGCAAGGCATATACGAAGAATGTAGTTCCTTTGGACAGTGGACGACTAGGCCGTGCCATGAAAGCGGTGGTAAGTGGTATTTTCTTAGAGCGCAACATAATACACTTTCTATGCAGTTACGATATTGGGAATGGGAGTGCGCGTAATTAATGGAAAAAGAATTAACAAAAGAGCGTATAGAAAAACTTGATTTAGAGCTTGCTGCATTTCCGCTATCTATGATGCAAGATTTTCTAACGTTTCAAATACATTGTGAGCGGACCGGCATTGATGCCGGCGAAATTCCGGGGTATTTACGATATCATCTTGGCGAAAATGCCAGGGTAATTAACCGCAAGGCTGTTGAAGCAACCCGGATTTTAATCGACAAGTCCCCGAAGTGTCCGGTTTGTAAGATGGTAATGAGTTTAGAGCCGATCAATGATGATCGAACACGTATGATTGATGATCATTCAAAAAGTTGGTGGGTTTGTCCCGATCCGGCTTGTAGCTGTGAGCCGATCCTGGACGATAAATATCCGCATGAAATATTAATGGACCTGGGAGTCCCGGTCCATAAACCATTTAAACCGCAAAGCTCGGCGCGACGAAAGCGGTCCGCGGCCAGGCAACGTAATTGCGGGCAAAAGAGGAGACAGGCGACATGATCACTCCATTTGCCTCAAGGGCAAGTAAATATTTACAAAGTTTTGAAACCTCGGGATATTCGTCTGGCGTAAAACCCGGAAGCGCGGGGGCACAACAGGCGCCAAGTGATGGTCGGTTTACTAACGTTAAAACCGATCGATTTAATGCCCTGTTAGGCCGTGGTGGAAGTAGCCGGGGGCCAACCGGCAGTACTACCACCACCCGGACGGTCCGCAAAGGCGATGCCCCTGAACTGCCGGACATGCCGACTTTCAAAGCGCCCAAGGTAAATAAGCGGGCTATCCGGGCGATGACTCAAAAATTAGCTGCCCCAGGGGTTAGAACCCTACGTCAAACCATGCAGCAAGCCATGGGTAAGAATTACGAAAATCCCAATGTTCGCAAACTAACCTTACGTGAAGCATTGCAGGGTTACGGGACCGGGCTTGAAAAGGTCATGGGCGGCGCCGGCCGAGAGGCCCGTTCGGAACATATGGCGGAACTGGATCTGCAACGCCAGGAAGAAATGGCTAATTTCCAGGCCCAAACCAATGCGGCTATGCAAACCTACCAAAATGCGTGGGCGGATTATCTTAAAGGCGAGAAAACCGTTTCGACAACCACACCCGATACCGAGGGATCCGGTGCCAGTGGTGGGGTAGAAATGGGTGGGAATACATATCACTATACCCGTAATCCGTTTACCGGTAATTTACGTCCGATATAAACGAGGTGAGTTATGCCAAAATTAAGAGAAGCGTTAAAACAAACATCCGGGGTTGATACGGGAGGAAATGAATTCACCCTAACTGAAACTGATATCCAGCCGTATATCGATAATCCGGAAATGGCACAAATGGAGGCCGATGTTAGCCAGGCGCGATATGGGGGAACCCCTATCCAAGGTTCTGAATTATCCCGTGATCAAATGTTAGGAAGGGATCCAAAGTTTCAGGATCCTGCATTAAACGCGGGAAGGCCTCCAGCGGATCTATCCCGGCGTGGTGATTTTGAGAATTCGGTATTCAAGCAACTGCAAAGCGAGAACATGCCCGATGGTAATCCGTTTAATTTCAATACCACAGCTTCTTTGAACGCTATATCGAAAACGGATTTACCGGAATTGTTTACCAGTGTTTTCCAAAACCAGGTTACCTGGCAGGACCGGCACTTGTTAGACGATGATCAAAAAAAATTCTGGATGAGTGAGGTTAAGCGCTACCGGGCTCACTTGGGATCTTCTTTGACCGCCGAAAGAGAAACCGCGGTCAATGCCTATAACCAAATGATGAATCAGTTTGATAACGCGGCTAAAGAACAGGCAGCGGCCGGGAAGCTTAAAAGACAAAAGGCCAAAGATCTTAGCACGGCCATGACAGAGGCGAGTGAGCGAAAATCTAAAAAACAAACATTAGAGCAAGCCAATCTTAAACGCCGTACACAGCTTCTCACCGATGAACGCAAATTAACCCAAGCAGTTTTTGAAGCCACGATCAACAATACGTTGACCGATGCAGAATCAAAAGCATTTGCCAAAGAGTTGAAAGGAATGCGAGCAGAGCGCCAGGTCATTGAGGCTGAATTGAAAACAAAAGAAATCTCGAAGCCGAGGTCATCGGTAACCGATGTTTCGACTGATACTGGAGAAGAAGGCAGCAAGTCCCCTACCGTAGTTCGAAAGAAAGTACCATCAGGGCAAAAAACCATTGTAAAAACCGGCAAATACAAAGGCCGCAAGGTTGTTAAATATAGTGACGGGAGTATGGCATATGCCGACGAAATTAAGTGAGATAGATCCAGGCGCCATTGAATGGGAAGCCGGTCCGGATATCAACGTGATATCCGAAGATCAGGTCCAGTGGGATTTAAAACCGGAAACGGCAGGGGTTGAAGACCAACCCGGCCAGGTCACGCAAATCCCAAAGTTTGATGCCGGTACCGGGGACCAGGCCGAAGCCTATGATCCGGACGATATTTGGAGTGATCCTTCTTTCACCGGCCAGAAACCACCGGTAGACGAAGGCCCTTCGTTTATTCAGAAATATTTGCCCGCATTTACAACGACCATGGGTGGCCCTATTGCAGAAAGTTTGTTTCATGCAGCGGCCGGGACGGAACCATACCGGCCAGCGGACGCCGATCCGGGCGCTTTCGAGCCGGTCAAGGCTTTGGTAGAAGGCCATAAGGGATTGGCCAGGGCAACCGGTAGAGCAATCGAAATGCTTACCCGCGACCAGACCGATACCCCGGATGTTACTCAATACGACTTGGAAGATCCGATTGATCGATCAAAGTATTATGTCGATATGATGAAATCGGATTATGAAGGATCAACCAATGCAGTGTTGAACCCCATCGCTGAAAAGATTGCGGAATTAGAGCGGTTACAACCCGACACTGAATATTACAACCGTCTTTCAACAAAACCTAAGTTCACCAAGTACATGGAAGAAGTCGTCGGCATGGCGTCGCAGATGGCAAGCCAGGTGGCGGCATTTATGACCACCGGAGGTGTTTCCAGCGGTATTTGGATGGCCATGCAGATTGCCAGCAGCGAATACGATGGATTGATCGCGGAAGGTGTCGATCCCGAGCGGGCGCGAACAGCGGCATGGGGATCCTCGATGAGCCAGGCGCCTCTTGAAATGCTGTCTTTGGGCTTCATGTTAAATAACCCTATCACCCGAAAACTGATTAAAGGCGCTTTGTTAAAGTTCGGACTTGATAGGGTTATGGGCGGCGCAACCGAATGGATTACGGAAACCGTTCAACAGGTACCATCGAAATTTTGGGAAAATTGGGCGCAGGATCCGGATTACATCGCCAAACTACAGGAAAACCCCGAATTAATAAACACCCTGGTTTCCCAGGGACTTCGTGAAGGTGTTCCCCAGGGCAACGTAGCCGCTTTTTATGGCGCTATTTTGGGCGGCACAGGCGCACCACGCGTACCAAAGGCCAGAAAGGACCCAGTGGCCGGGGAAAAGATAGATCCGGCCGTGGAAGAAGTCCTCCAGGGCCTCAGCGATGATTTTAAGGCCGGGGTATTGACCGCCGAAGATGTCGAGTCTATGCGGAAAAATATAGATCCGTCACATCCGCTTTACACCCGGTTGGGGGAATTGGCCGGAATACCAGCTGAAACACCGGCCGGTGAACCTACCGAGGTTCCGGGCGCAGAGAGGGCCATAGCAGGTGAGCGCTTACCCGCTTTGGAAAAATTAATATCTGAAAGCCTTGAAGAAGGCGCCGAGGTTGAAGCTGTTCGAGTGGATCCCGAAAAAAAGAACGTTCATTCGGTTGTCAAAATCGCAAAGGCCCTGGGGCTTGATATAACCGTTTACAAGGGCAAAGGTAAAATCGATGGGCTTAATGGATTGGTGGATACGGAAACCGGTCAGATATATTTGAATGAAACGGCCAGTGATCCCTATATAACCGTTTTAGGGCACGAATCATTGCACCGGCTAAAAAGAGATCACTCGGATCTGTATGACACCCTGGTTGGCAAGGTCAAAGAGTTGGATATCGATATCACCGATTATCTTGATACGGCCAACAAGGCTCGTAAAGTGGCCGGCGTGGCTGAAATGACAGCCGACGAGGCGCTTTCCACCGAGGAATTTATAGCTGATTTTGTCGGCCAGCAGTTTACAAAAAAAGACTTCTGGCAAAAACTTAACAAAGAAAACCCGACTTTAGGAAAACAATTAGCTCAAATCGTAAAAGACTTGGTTGAAGCAATCAAAACCGCCATGAGAAAGGGCAAAAGTATCGATGCTGCTTTCTTCAAACAAATGAATGATGCCCAAGACGCCCTTGCCGGTGTGTATGGTGAATTTGCCCGTCGAGAAACCCAGGTTACGGATAAGACCATCGAAAAGCCGGCCGAAGTAAAAAAGCCGATGACCGCCGAGCAGAAAGCAGCGCGAGCCGCGGAAATGCCCCTGCAGGTGGAATTCGATCACATCGTTAAGGGTCTTAGCACGGATGCCAAAAAAGCTGCAGCTGATATCATCGCCGACACTGAAACGCCGATCAAAGAGCGCCTGGCTATAATCAAATCCATTGCTTCCGGCCGTGGGATCCCGAAGCCTGCCAAGGGTGATCGCCGCGAAAAGGCGCGGCCAGGAGCGGCCGAGCGCAGGCAAGAAGGGTTGGAAACACGCGAGCCCCCGGCCTGGGACAAAGAGTTTCGCAAGATCTATGTCAATGCGAAAAATATGGATGAAGCCAAGTTTATCGAAGCAGGTAAAGCCCTGTTGGAGAAACGGCCGGCCGGACTTATGGACCTGGCCAAGCGTATGGGCACCACCATCGAGGCGGACACGGATCTTGATGAGGCCCTAAAGACAATTCACGCTCGCATTTTAGCAGGTATGCAGCCCAGGAAAAAAGCCAGCGAAATGACCGAGGACGAATTACGCGAGGCTTCGAACACTGATTATCTAACCGGGTTAAGAAATAAACAAGCCTTTGATCTGGAAGACACCAGAAAAGCGCATGTGTCATCAATCGACCTGGACAGCCTTAAATATATCAATGACAATTTTGGCCACCAGGCCGGCGATGCCATGCTCATCAATTTTGGCAATGCGCTGAAGACCATTACCGAGGCGGACACGTATCACGTTTCAGGCGATGAGTTTATCGTCCAATCAGATGACGCCGCTCAACTCGAAGAACTACTAAACAAACGTGTAGTGGAGTTCCTAAACAAAAACCCCTTGACCGTCATCACCGCGGACGGTCAAAAAATTCAATATGAGGTACAATTTAGCCATGGCACAGCGAAAACAGTTACCAAAGCCGAAGAAAGACTCCACACGGACAAGGCGCAACGTGAAGCTGCAGGTAAAAGAGCCGGACGGGGCGAAATCCCTCCAGGAATTTCTAAGGGACTTGCCGAAGGGCAGCGCACTGGAGATCAACGGGAAACAGTACCCGAAAAAGTAACCCCCGAGCAGGAATATGATGCCCTGGTTGGCGGACTGACAGCCGCGCAGAAAAAAGATAAGGCCATTAAAAATGTGGTTGGCGATACCACCTCCGCGGTTAGCCAGCGTTTGGGGATCCTTAAAAACGCAATCGCCGCATACGACAAGAAAAATCCGCCTAAAATTAAGAAGCGGTCAACGGCCGGCGCCAATGTCCGCACCTTCAGGGGCGCCATCTTAGCAGCGGGCGGTATCAAGTGGGGCGATCAATTCAAGGGCGAACGTAAAACAATGGCGGAAAACAGCCCCGGCGCGATGTATCTGACCCGTCAAAAAACCGGTATGCCCTGGGACACCTTAGAGCAGCAGTTAAAAGACGATGGTTGGTTGGGACCGGATGAAGTCTTGCTGGACGTGCTTAATGATCCATCGGTTTTAAAACGCGGCCGAGTTGCCGGGGACCTGATGGAAAAAAAGGCCGATCACCTTACCGAGCAGGAAAAAGAAGCCAAGGCGGAAATTATACACGAAGCCGAGGAGCCGCCGCCAGGTGATTATCAAACGATGGAAGCTGAAGATCTGCCCATGGGCAAGAAGCTGACTTTAATCGAGGGCGAATCCACCCGCGGTTGGGATGTTTACGAGGTCATCGAAAAGGATCCGTTCGGCGTGACCTTGAAAGACGGTATGACGATTGAACTTAGTCCTAATGATAAGGTTCAGGTTAGGCGACAGGATTTGGCAGCAAGTGTTAAATCCTTGACAAAACCCAAGGAAAAACATAGAATAAAAGACCGTAAAAAATTGAAGCAAGAAATAACCGATGAAGATCTTGAAATTTCCGACACCGAAAAAGCCAAGTTCAGCCCGAAGTTCAAAAAACCCGGGCAGATGGAATTGCCCATTTTCAAAGGCCAGCAGTTTGAATTCGACTTCGGCGACAAAGGCATTACAGTCAAACACGAAAAGCCCGAAGCTAAACCAGTGGCTTCAAAAGCGACTAAACCAAAGGCGAAAAAGAAACCTGATAAGTTTGACGTACAGGCTCGCGCTCAAAAAGTCCGAATGGCAACCACCGGCTGGCTCGGATCCGCCGGCCGGGTGGTTAGGAACCTGGACGAGGCAGCGTCCTTACTTGCCCCTATCCGAAAGTCCGCCCAAGAACAACTCTACGTCGTAGCCACTGACGCAAACGGGTTGGTTTTAGAAATCCACAAGTACAGCAAAGGAATTAAATCCAGCGCACCCTTTCAGGGCAATGAAGCTGTTGGTCGTCTCTTAAATACCGAAGGCGCTAAAACTGCATATTTTATCCACAACCATCCGAGCACCTCAATCACCGCAAGTCCCGAAGATATCAGTACATTTAAATATCTAAATGAAGCTACCAGTATAGCTGGAATCAAGGTTTCCGGATTGGTTATTTCCGGGACATCCTATGTTGATCTGCAAACCGGCGCGTCTAAAAAAATCCAACCTATATCCCGGACCATGAAATTGCCGGTCAAAGAGCGGTACCTTAACCGGTTGGCGGGTTTTAAAGCCATCAGCTCTGTTAATAATAGTGCTTTAGCTCGCGATTATCTGGCAAGTGTTCATAACAATGCCGAGGGTTTTCTTTTTCTTGACGGGGGATTGAAACCTGTTGGTTTTGTGCCCATGCAGCCGACCAACACGAAAGAACTCACCACGGCATTGATCAAAACCGCCGAGGATTTGAACGCCAGTGGTTATCTTTTCAATTCAACGCAGCGAATTGACTCGGTACCAGGAAGATCTGAATTTTTACGTTCCTTCACCCGACAATTCGGTGATACACTTCAATTATTTGAAATTCTCGAAGAAGGAATTTCACACGCTGATGCCGGTACATTAAGTAAATATAAACAAGCATCGAAGGGCGTGTCCCCGGGGTTGGCAAAACTGGGCACTAAGGATCCGGTTTTTTCGGTTAAAGCGAGAGAACAGGCGCTTTTTTCGATCAAAACAAAGCGCCGCTGGCACGAACCCATCAAAAAATATGTGGCCTACACCAGGGACAACCCGGAAGCCACTCGCGATGAAATTCAAACAGCCACAGGATTAAGCGAATACCAGGTTGAAAATCTACAAGAGCTTGAAAAAAGCCAGGCTTACCAGCAAGCTTTGTTTTCGGTTAAGTCCCCTGGGTTTTACTCGAAAATGGAAAAGACCCTGGAAGCCAAGTTGCAAGGCAAGGGCACCCCTGCCCAATATCAAGCAACCATCGATGCCCTGGTTAAAAAAGGCGCGTTTAAATCCGAGGAGCTTGAATGGTCCGGATTAGACGAATGGCTTGCGGACCAGGGGGCGGCCAAGATTAAAAAACAAGCCGTCATGAATTGGTTACAGGCCAACAATTTAGAAGTGCGTGAGGTTAGTTATAAATCCCGTCAGTCAAGCGATGACACCATGCAGGAAGGGTATATAAATTGGCCACAAGAAGTCGGCACCGCCGATGAATACGAGGCTACGTGGACAAACCCTCTGGACCCAAAAGAATATAAATTTGAGGCGGAAAAAGCAAAAGATGATACCTGGACATTATTTATTGAAGGCAGCCCGGAAATAAAGGACGTATTCGGATCGGCAATGTTTTTCAAGGATGAACAAACAATGCGGAACTTTGCCAGTGATTATGCGAATGATCTTTTCGAAGATTCAATTGACGAGGCCGCAAAAATTGATTGGATCGAAGTAGAGGGCGGTAAGGGTTCCACGTGGAACGGTACCAATCGGAATCCGATAACCGGGGAAATGGGTAACTGGAAGATTGAAAAAGAAGGCGAAGACGTGGGTTCGGTCTATTATGTTATAACTCAAGACGGTGACCATTGGGATGATACAACGGGATCTTTGCCCGAAGCAAAAAATTATATTGAGCAACGCTTAGCAGACGCTATCCGGGAAGAAATCGACATGGGAGGCGGTATGGATTATGCCGAACCGTCTAAAGATGAACCCAGGCATGATACCTGGCAGCTTCCCATGGGGAAAAACTATCAGGAACTTTTATTGACGTTGCCACCAGACATTAAAGCTGAACGTGCGGCCAGGGACAAACGATTAAAAGAACTGATTGTAAACAAGGAAGCATTAGAAAAAGATCTTGATAAAGCGGACGAATCTGTTTCTTTGAAACATGTACAAACTTTAAAGCGCGAAATAGGAAATCTTAAACGTCAGATTGATATGGTAATGCGAGAGTCCGATACTGAAGCAACGCGAACCGCTTTCCGAGGCGCTCACTGGGAGGAACCCAACGTTGTTGCCCATGTCCGCTTCAATGACCGCACCGACGCCGAGGGACGTAAGGTTCTGTTTATAGAAGAAATCCAGAGCGATTGGCACCAGGCGGGGCGCAAAATAGGGTATATTGGCGGTGAAACAGTCTTCAGGATTAAATATGCGAACGGTGATGTTTATAACACATTCGATACGAAAAAGCAGGCCGAGGATGTCACAAAAAAATTAAACGCGGATGAATCCTGGGGGAAGTTGCAGGGCGGTTTTCATGTCGTCAAGGAGATAGAAAACCAAAAAGGCGTACCTGACGCACCATTCAAAAAAACCTGGCCAATGCTGGCATTCAAGCGCATGGTGCGGTATGCCGCTGAAGGCGGTTACGACACCATTTCATGGACACCGGGCGAGGTTCAGACAGAGCGGTATGATTTGAGTGAGCAGGTTTATGAGGTTCAGTGGCACTCCGACACCAAGCAGTTTATGGCATGGAAAAACAAGGACGATGTTGAACCGGCCATATCAAAGGGAGACGTAACAGAGAAAAATCTTGAAGACTATGTTGGCAAAGAAATAGCACAAAGGCTAATTGACAAGCGAGATGCTGGTGATGCGACCCCCGTTTTAAACGGCCTTGACCTCAAAGTCGGTGGCGAGCCCATGCGGGTTTTTTATGATGAAAAAGTAAAAAACATGGTCAACAACTTTTTCAACAAAAAGGCCTGGGGTTATTCTCACGTCGAATCAGGGCACACGGTTGTCAATAAAAATATCAGCGAAGAAATAACTTCAAAGCTTTTAAGCGCAGCATCAAGAAAAGCCCATAAAGAAGGCGACCATGCGGCTTCCAGGTGGCTAAGTGATCAAGCCAGGGGATTGGAAGTCGGCAAGGGTTACAGTATGGCCGTATTTAATCCCAATCCATGGCCGGGCGCCGACAAGCCGCCATCTTATTATGTCGATGCCGTCCGCAAGGCCGAGGATAAATATCAGCAAATGTGGACGTTGCCGATTACCACCCAAATGCGTGACAAGGCCATGGGCGAAGGCATGCCTTTATTTTCGGTTAAAAGGGCGACGAACGCACCCACGGCCGTTGATTTGTCGACGGCGGATTACCGGGTTGTATTTTCACCTAAAATCGATCACCCGGGTTATGAACAGGCGGAAATATTCAATACGGCTAATCCTGGAAACGATATCAAATTTGACGGGGAATGGGACCGGTCCGCGATTGACATGGACCCTATGTATCAATTTACCGCACGTGAGGGCGATGCAACCGGAGTAACGTTTACGACTGAAACCTTAGATACAGAGGAAATTTCCACAAAATTCTACAAGCTTGCCACCCCGTTTATTGAAAACAAAGCGGCAATGTCGGTAAAGGACCGGATTGACCCGATCACGCAAACGTACATCGATGCACTCCAGGCAGCGCAGCCGGATGCTTTCTTTACGTCCCCGGACATTGATTCCGATCCCACCACAGGATTGCCCAAAGAGGTGGCAACCGCCCTGGAAGCTTCCAAGGGCCTGGGGCGCCTATCATTTTTCGAAAAGTTTGGCGATACCTTAAAAGATATCTGGCATAGCAGTACCCGGCATCGACCGTATTTGGATCCGAAAGAATATTCTGATATCGCTAATGTTTTGCGAATTTATCAGGAAGTTCCAAGCAACAGCGCCAGGCGTGCTGGTCAGGCCTTGTCTGCAATTATGGGGAATCTGAAACCAAACCAGTACAAGGTGTTTGCCCATAAGTTGCTGATGGACGATATGGCCAAAGACGTTGAAAGCGGATTGCTCAAAGATCCGAATAATTTACCGTTTGGGTTTAACATTAAAACCGCTCGCGAATATTTGGCCCGGTTAAACAAGATTGCTGAAAGAGATCCGGTTATCGCAGATGCCCTTGAACGCCGTACCTTGTTCAACAACAAATTAAAACGGGCTTTGGTAGATGCCAAGTTATTGCCTGAATCCGTCATGGAAGATGAGCGCTATTTTCATCACCAAGTATTACAGTACCGAGCGGTCAGAGAAATCGGCAGCGATTATTATCCAGGCATCGGTGTATCATCAAAAGATGTACGGTTGAAAAAGAAAGGGTGGCAGCGCGGCCGGATAGGATCTTCCAAGGACTATAATTCGGATTACGCTGAATCTGAATTTGAGGTTATCGCTCAGGCGATTTCACAGCTTGATACCAAATACACCATGGGGCGAATTCAAGATTTAGCAGATATTATGCCGGCCCTAAAGACTCAAGCAAAGTCAATGAATCTGCATCAGCTATATGTCAATGAGGCTGAGCGTTTGACCGCCCAGGGTACAAGCGGCAAGAAATGGACCGCTGCCATGGTCCAGGAAGAAGCCGATCCGCTCTCCCCCTTCAAGGCCGAGGTCGCCAAAGGCCTAAGCTGGATTGGCAATATGGCCAAAAAGGGCAAGCTGGAAAACGGGTCCAGGGATTTTACTGATGTTATCGAAGCCCTGGAAGAATGGCAGCGCGAAGTTTTAGACGAAAAGGCGCGAGCCAAAGACGATATGCGGGACCCGGTCCCGATCCCGTTCCCTTTTGATGAGCTGGGATCCAGGGCATGGGCATATTTCAACCACATGATGTCTGAAAATCTGGAAGGCGCTCCGGCAGCCGGCATAATATTTAGGGCAATCCGGCAGCGAAACGAATTTATCAAGGAATACCTGGGGCGCGATTTTAAAAAGCCGACCGATATTATGCCTGATGATCATGTTATCTGGAAACCGGCACCGGGGACTTCCTGGTACAAAGCCTATTCATTGTCTGATCGAATTGTGGATGCAGTTCAGGCAGGGGAAATGGTGATCGGGGAAGAAAATGCAGACAAGATCAAGCAAATTTTGGCGCGCGGCCGAGATGTCGAATGGATTGTCCCTACCGATGTCGCCAAAACTTTAGACGGTTATGACGTGAAGTTGGAAGATCATATGATTTCAGTGGCATCGCGTAAAATGATGACTGGCTGGAAACAATGGATCTTGATCAACCCGTATCGCGTAATTAAATACAATGTGAACAACATGTCCGGCGACTTGGATATTGCGCTGGCATATGATCCGAAAATCGTTTTCAAGTATATGGCCGGGGCCACCCGGGACGTTTATAAAGACTGGAAAAGAAAAAAGATTTCGCCAGAACTTCAAAAAGAAATCGATCTTGCTCATTCCCTGGGGGTGGTCGGATCCGGTTGGTCGGTTCAGGAAGTGGCGGACGTGACCCGAGAATTGGCCTACGATAAACACATGCAAGCGATCACCGGTGAAAAGCCTAACCTTATCAAACAGGGGTGGCGAGGATTGCAGGGTTTTACCAATTACCGGGAAAACATTTTAAGGTTAGCCGCTTTCAGGTATTTCCAGGACCGGATAGCAGCTGGAGATAAAAATATTTATGCAGCATCGAACAAGGCCGAAATCGATGGTATTAAGGACAATACCGAAAAGGCCGCGAAATTAGCCCGGGAACTCATTGGAGATTATGGTAATATTACCCATTCCGGCCAATGGCTCCGTCGTCACTTAATTCCGTTTTATTGTGTCCCTGAAGATACGGAGATTTTGACACGTGAAGGATGGAAGCGACACGAAAGTCTTAATACTGGTGAAAAGGTTTTGACATACAATCTTAAAACTCGTTGCACAGAATGGCAAAAAGTTCAAAATAAAGCTGTGTTTCCATTCGATGATGAACTTATTACTATAAAAAACAAATGGGGATTTAAATATCAGTTTACCGAAGATCACCGTATGGTAGTCATTGAAAAATATAAAGATCAACGTAAAATTGTTTTAGCCAAAGACTTAAAATCACATCAACACTTACCGATTGTTGCCCCACACGACTTTGTTGAAAAAAGTATTCTAAACGAAACAGAGTCTTCTTTGCTCGGATGGCTTGTCACCGATGGATATTTTAGAACAAGAAAATATTCACCTAATTCATTTGAAGCTATGCTTTACCAAAAAAAGCCTGATAGAGTCGAAATGATAAGGGAAAAATTTTCAGATTATATATCATCTGAAAGTGTGCATCCCGAAACCGGTGTTATCTGTTTTCGTTTAAAGGCCGGAGAACTTGGCGCGATTAGAAACGTATTTAAATTAAAAGATGATTTGCCGGCTATTGTTACTCGTCTCGGAGAAAAAGAATGTCAGGCGATGTATGAGGCGATGATTTCCGCTGAGGGAACGAAAGTCAATGGATTTGTAGCGTTTACTCAAAACGAAGGCCCTGTTCTCGATGCGTTCCAAATTCTTTGTTACATTCTTGGGAAGGCTGGCCATATCAGACCTAAGAAAGCTAACGGGAAATTTTCAAAGATAGAAGACCATAAAAGCATCTATGTTAAAAAACGCGATAGAGTTCAACTTTTCAAATGGGAAATTGGCCGCGAATGTTATAAGGGTCAAGTGTGGTGTCCCAAAACACCAAACGGAACTTGGGTTATGCGCCAAGACGGTAAAGTTATGATAACGGGAAATTCTTGGCTGGAGGTCAATGCCCCCAGGTACGTTCGGTTAATGAGAAACCTTAAACATGAGGGCCAGGGCGCCAGAAAGATTGGCCGGGCGCTTCCCCTGGTCGGTGCGAACGTTGCCTGGAAGGGATCCAAGTTGGCCGCAAAGGCCACCGCCATCTATGTATTGGCCAATGTTTGGAATCGAACGTTCTTCCCGGACGAGGACGATGAATTGGGCGAGGCGCAGCGCCGGCAGTTACATATTATCTTTGGCCGCCGTGAGGATGGTTCAGTTGTTTCATTACGGTTCCAGGGTGCGCTTTCTGATGCTTTAGCATGGTTTGGTGGCGAGGACCTTCACAAGGATATTGCGGACGTCATAAGCAAGAAAGCCACATTCGGTGAAAAGGTCAAGGAAGCCGCCCTGGCACCGATTATCAAAATTATTTCCGGGATTCGTCCCGATATCAAGGCCGGTGCGGAAACGCTGTCAGGAACGTCTTTTTGGCCGGACCCGTTTAACCCTAGGCCCATTTATGACAAGCTGGAACATGTCACCCGGTTGTTTTCGTTAAATGGCGCTTACGGTTGGTTGGTCGGAAAACCCAAGCGCGGGGACACTACAGGCGAGCGGTTGTTAAATGACTTAATGGCTTTGGGTTTTTACAATTCGGATCCAGGGGAATCCGCGTATTACGATATCAAATCGAAAACCTTTGATTATTTGAGAAAGACCGGAATGGAACGGCCGAGCATATCACCGACAAATAAAAGCAAGGCACTTTATTATTACAAACAAAGCTTGAAATATGGGGATTTGAAAGCCGCCGAAAAGTACTTGGGTAAATATTACAAGTTAGGCGGGACTAGTACCGGGATCACAAGTTCGTTAAGACGCAGCGCCCCTTTGGGTTCGCTGGCCAAGAAAGATCATCGAAAGTTTTTGGCAACCTTAAATGAGGATGAAAAAGAGCGGTATCAATTAGCCTTACGCTGGTACCGGGACACGTATCAGAAACGTAGACAGAAGGTATCAATCCCACCACGCGGCGGGCAGCCGGCAGTTGACCGCGATCAACCTGGAGGCGGGAATAGTTTGCGAGAAATCTATAAACTTTTAAACGAGTAATGGAGGTCAAAAAAATGGTAGCTTTTAACGAATTGGCAAAATATCTTGAAATCATTCCGGTAACAGGCGCAAAGGGGTTGGCCCACACGATTGCAGCGACCGCCGTTGCTGATAATGAAAATGGGACCGTCAAATTAACCACCACGGCCGACCATGGGCTTTTGGCCGGATCTGTTGTTTACATCGAGGGGACTACTAATTATAACGGGCTGCGAAAAATAACCAATGTTCCGGCAACCGATGAAATTGACATTATTGCACCGTACAAGGCTGAAACCCCAGGAGGCACCGAAACGATTAAGGTGGCGGTCAAGTCTCAGAAAGATTATACCTTCTTTGGTTTTCGACTGCATTTATCGGCAGCGCCGACGACATCGGAAAACATTACCTTGACAGTTGATTCCGACCTGGGTTCAGCCTATGATTTAAAACTATACACATTGGATTTGGCCGGGATCACCGATTTGATTTATGCTGTTAACGACAACGAGAGGTTGCCGCGCTAAAAAGATGATCTGATCCGGGTAGCCTGGGACAATACGGATGTAAGCACCTTTGGTCTGGAATTGATTTTTTCCCCGTTAAACTAACCGGGATAATTATTAAGGAGGAGTAATGAAGAAAAAAAGTTTTGCCATTCTGGCTATCTTGCTTGCATTGGCCGTATTTACCATGGGCGCTCGGGTTGTCATCAATGGGGTGCCCTATGAGTCGTTTTCCAATGTGTTAGTTTCCGACGAGATAATTGTCAAGGGAACCTCGTTGTCTAAGATAAATGTAGTATTAAAAACAGCGGCAACATATACCATTGGCACTGACGATGTTGACGAATCTAAAGGATCAATCTTTGTTAACAACGACAACGACGCGATTGCCTGGACTCTGGATACTGCGGCAGTTGGAAAATCAGGCTGTGCTGCGCAAGGAGTAGGGGTATCGGCAGCAATCACGGTTACTCCGGGGACTGGTGACAGATTTGTAAAAGACGGTACGGCGCTGACCATCGCGACCGCTTATACATCAAACGCAACTGGCTTGGCTAAACTATGCTGGGTTGCAATAGACAACACATATTGGATGATCACAACCGAAGTTGGAGTGTGGTCAGAATAGAAAGGAGATACAAAATGAAAAAAATATTTTTAATTATCTTGTTTGTTTCAATAGCTTCAATTGCATTTGCTGACACCATTACGCTGAATCTACCGGAAACTATTGATACACCGACAGCGGTTAAAATAGACTGGTATATCGATTATATAAATGCCGGCAAAAAGCTTATGAAAATCAAATGGCGCTGGGTCGATGCAAACAGCAATCCAATTAGACACAGTGATAGTTCGGCATCCTGGAGAACATGGACATGCACAAATATTGATGATAATCCGGAAACACCACAAGACGAAACTGATCATTGTTTTTCCGGTGTATTTTCTTTTAAAATTCGTCAACAGGATGTCGGAACATCGATAGGAATAGGCTTACGGACTCTAATGTGGAATCGTATGAAATCCGATATATTAACACCTGGTAACAATGGGGCATTTGAACAATGAAAAAAATAATATATTTTTACATGATGTTTCTTTGCATGCTGTTTCTTTGCATGATTTCATCTTCCGCCAATGCTGGTATGAGGGCAATAGATTTATTTGGTGGTAATTCTCAGGGAATAGCCTACGGAGTTATTTGGGACCAAAATGCTGATACTTATCAGATTGGGACCGTCGCCAATAGCATATTCACCGAGGAAGCTGTTACATCGTGGCCGATTCAAGAACAGATGCGAAGGGTTATTTTAACTGATGGAGGAACGGTTGCTTATTATCTATGTTCATCCGATTCAACGTTAAAAGAAAACTGTTCCACCGCCGCCGTTTTAGACGGAACGGATGGCCAAGTAATGGTTCAAATTCCCGTATTTCATTACATTCAAGCACGATCGGGAGATTATAGATATTTTTTTGTGGGTGAATCGTCATTTCAGCTTACCCTTGCAGATAGCAGTATAGAAAATTCTATAATACATCCAGCATTCACCAAAGCTGGGTCACAGGTCGATTATCGCTATATCGGAGCTTACCAGGGCACAATGTATGATGATTCGGCTAGCGCTATGGTTGCACCCGGTAATGTGCATATAAACGGGTATGCCAGTGGTGATAAATTGTGCTCGATTACTGGCAACTACCCAAAGACCTCAGAGACTCGCGCTGAGTTTCGTGCGATGGCGGAGCAGCGAGGTACAGGCTGGCATCATATGGATGCATACACGTATTCTATTGTCAGTGTGCTTTATCTCACAGAATACGCCAGCTTTTACTCACAGTCGGAAATCGGTAATGGGCGTACAGCGTTATCGGGCGGGACGTGGATAGCCGGTGAGACTGGGGCTGGTGGCTATATCGGTATTACCGGAACAAGCAATGGTGATGGCAATGTTACAAATAATGTGTCGGCTGGCGGGTCTATTGCCAGTAGCCAATCTGGCGACTACATGACCTATCGGGGAATCGAAAATTGGTGGGGAAATGTGTGGCAGTTTTTAGACGGAATTAATATACATAATTCCTCCGCTAACGGATCTCGCCTATATTTGGCTGGAGACTACACCGATTTTGCCGATGATACAGATACAAACTACACATTGGCCGGGTCACTGGCTCAGGCTGATGGATATGCCACTGATGTTATTGATTTTACGGGTATTTGGCCATCTTCTACCGGAGGTAGCAGCTCGACATATTTAACAGATTATTACTATACGCATTTTGATAATGATAATGACTCGGGTTGGCGTGTCGCTCTTGTTGGCGGTGACGCGGGTTTTGGCGCGAGTGCAGGTGCGTTCTGCGTGGCTTTGAATTATTCGTCTTCGGGTTCGGAGACGACTATCGGCGGGCGGCTCTGCTTTTAAACGTATGCGTCCGCGATTGTTTTTCGGTTGGGGTTGTGCACGTGTCGCTCATGTTGGCGGTAACGCGAATAATGGCACGAATGCAGGTGCGTTCTACGTGAATTCGAATAATTCGTCTTCGAATTCGAAGACGAATATCGGCAGGCAGCTCAGCTTATTTGATCATGCTGCGAACGACTCCAACCTTGCCGCTTGGCAAAACACAAAACGATGCCTCGTATGTGCTGGTACGGAAACGGAAGGCTCAGGGGCGAAATAAGCAGACCCATGAAACGGTACAGCAATTTATTTGAGCGTCTGTGCAGCCTGGAAAATATCGCAATGGCTCATCAAAACGCCAAGCGAGGAAAAACCCATTACAAAGAAGTGCGCCGGGTTGACGGAAATCCGCTGCAATGCTTCAATCAAATATACGAGCAGCTAAAAACCAAA